ATGAAAAAAATACTCCTTCCGGCGCTTCTGCTGGCCACTTCGGGCGTAGCGTTGGCGGCGCCGCAGGTGATTACCGTAAGTCGTTTTGAAGTAGGAAAAGACAAGTGGGCGTTTAATCGGGAAGAGGTCATGTTGACCTGTCGGCCTGGCCAGGCGCTCTATGTGATCAACCCCAGTACGCTGGTGCAGTATCCCTTGAATGCCATTGCCGAACAGCAAGTAGCGGAGGGTAAAACGCGCGCTCAGCCTATTGCCGTCATTCAAATCGATAACCCGGCGAAGCCCGGTGAGAAAATGAGTCTGGCGCCGTTTATCGAACGTGCGCAAAAGCTTTGTGATCCATCCAATAGCTGACTGATTTTTAATAAAAAACCGTAAACCTTCACGAAAAGGCTTACGGTTTTTTTATCTCTGATAACAGACAAAACGCCAGGTTTTTTCAATCACCTTCGTCGCAAACTGGAAAACCTGGCGTCGTCATCTATTCTTAAAGGGCAAGGCGATTTAGCCTGCATTAATGCCAACTTTTAGCGCACGGCTCTCTCCCAAGAGCCATTTCCCTGGACCGAATACAGGAATCGTATTCGGTCTCTTTTTATTTCGATTACAAATCAATGGGTTATGTGTTTCCCCTCGAAATTCCTCGAAATTTCCTCGAATTTCTGTATTCCGGTCTTTTGGGTTATACCACATCCAAATCCAGTTTAACATTTCTTTTACAGCAAAATCAGAGCATCACGTAAGCTTTATTATCGCGTTCATCGAGATAGAGTTTCGTGGTGTTCTCTGAGGTGTGGCCCAGTAGTTTTTGAGCGAATTCCTCGCCGCGTTCGTCTTTGTACAGCCGACCAGCCAGGCTACGGATCTCGTGAAATGTCGGTGGGTTATCACTAAATTTAACGCCTGAAATTTTTCTGGCTTTTACAAATTTCTTTGTCAGCCCATCCGGGTGAATATTCCCGGTCGGGCTATTTTTCCTGATTCCTGCACTGATCATGAAATCAGTTCGGCTTACCAGCCGGCAGCGATCGATAACCGTTCCCAGACGTAACCCTGGCGCCTCAAGGGTCAGGGATAGGGGGAATGCTATCTTCATTCCTGTCTTTATCTGGGTTACGTGTAGGCGACCATCAACGATATCACTAAATTTCATATTTACGATATCCTCCCTACGTTGACCAGTAACGAGCGCTAAATCCATCGCGAGAGGGAACCATGCAGGCATATGCTCTGCTGCCGCTCGAGTGGCGTTATATGTTTCCAGTTGCAGGCGTTCCCTGGCCACCTTAATTTCAGGTGCTCGGGTTGGCTCAACCGGATTCGTTGTTATTCTTCCTTCCACAATTGCCTCACGAAACATGTCAGATAGTACAGACCTCATCGCCCCCGCCATCGTGTTTTTACCTTCCGCGATCCATGATTCCAGAAACTCAGCAATATGCCGCGTGGTCACATCTGCCAGTATCATTTCCCCCATTTTTTCGCGCACGGTCGCTAACTGATTGCCGCGAATTTTGTATGTGTTGGCCGCTAAATCCCGTCGTTTTAGTAACACGTCATAGCGGTCTATCCACATTGAAACGGTAAACGTATCGCTCCCCTTTAACTTTTCTATCAGGGCGGCAGGGGTGTAGTTCTGGTAAATATAATTATTTGCTTCAATTGCCTGTGCCACGGCATCACGGCGAGCAATTTGGCCTAGGGCAATTTCTTTTTTGGTAACTGGGTTTCGCCAGTAAAATGCCCTATCATTTTTACGATATGTTAGATTTTTAGGTAGATTGGCATCATACTTTTTTTGACTCATTTATTAACCGCTCCAGCAACGCACTTTTTTTACCAGTTCGCCCGTTAGGATGGTGCTGTTCAAGCACCAGTCCCACTTTATTCGGCTTGATATAAAACGCGTCCGGATCAACCCGATACGTTCTGCCATGTAATACTGGAGTCGGGTAAATATTTCCGTTTCGCGCCCATCGTCTTAGTGTTGTGAGAGGTGGCGGATCATCGGGATAATTTAATTCACCCCAGGTTTCAAGTCTCACAAAGCTCATAGTCATGTCTCTTTACTTCATGACCGCCGCCAAATATACGGCGTGGCGGTCGGTCAGGGTTGAACATCAATGATCAGGGTAAAATTTAAAGGACTGCTGACCGCCGCCCGGTAAAACTTTTACATCTCCGGCGCGCCGTCCTGTAAATCCTGCCCAATGTGCGGCGCGTATCCTGTCAGCCTGCTCTTCAGTCAGGCAGGGTTGCGGCAGAGCGGAGTTTTTCCGGTGCTCTGCAACGCGTATGGATTCGCCGGCTTCGTGTAACTTCTGGCACAGGGGGCAAAGGTCGCGTGTATCCATCATCCGGATCTTTCCATCGAAAAATATGTTGCCATGCCATGTAGCGCAGTTCCGGCACACGGGCGCATCGCAGGTGAACATGGCTCGACATTTTGTCATGTGTCCGTGTTCATCCTCATCGGCATCCCATCCGATGATCCCGTCACAAAGCAGGGTGGCCGGGGCGCCGCAGAACATACAGACAGGCTTCTTCATGCTGCAATTACCTCCCTCATTCAGGCTGTACGAATCCCGCCGCGTGAGCGGTGTTTAAAAGCATTTTTACGGTTAATTAATTATTCAGCAGGCGATCTTTATTCCTTAATACATTTAAACTCTTCCAGCGTGACTTTCTCTTCGCGTGATTTTCCGGCTTCAGTTCTGCCGGACAGCATTTTTTCACACTCGGCTTTATTCACTTTTTTGTCAGAAAAACGAACCCAGTTTGTCGGGGAATTACCCGGCTTTTTGACGATGGCGGTTATTTTGTACATGGTCCGGTCTCCTTTTCCGGTGCTGCTGCCAGCATCGCACCATAAATTAATGACACGTCAATTTTCCCGACTGTCTCAATCATGCATGACGCCATAATATTTCCTTCAGCAATCATGTCTTCGTCTGCCTTTTCGGGGGCCAGTTTCCAGCCATCCGGAGTTACCGGAGAGTTGCCAGCCAGCGCTTCTTGCAGTCGTTCAAGCTTCACGTATTCCTGAACGCAAGTTCCCGAGTAGTTATTTAGCCAGATGGTCGCCTTTTCTGGGTCAGGCGTATAAGTAACCACTTCTCCCGATTGCCAGCACAGGGCGAACAGGTCAGCGACTGCCTTAACCTGCGCGTATGGCAACTCATCATGATTACTTACAGGTTGGCTACTTTGGAGCATGGCAGCTCGGAGTTCCTGTAGCTCTGTTACTAACGCGAGTATTGCTTCGTGGTGAGAGTAATCACGGCAATCTTTCGGTGTTTCCCCCAGCGAAATCATCGCCTCAGTTTTCCAGGCTTTTAGCGTTTCGTCTGTTAGTTTGTTATTGGTAATAGTGCTCATACTGCTACCCCTTCCTGATACTGTTCGAACCAGAAAACCACTGGCTTATCCACTGCCTCGATAAGGCCAAAACGCTCTGCCGTGCGGAAGTTCATGCTGCTCTTGCGCCCACGCTCAACCTGAAGAGATACCTGCTCTCTGAACATTTCCAGCGAATAGGACGCTTTCAGCAGGTTGCAGGGCGCACATGCCGGGAATAGGTTTTCCAGCCTCTCAGCCTCTGGCCTGTAGAATTCACCAGTCGCCTTCAGCTTGAAAATGCCTTTCGCAGCAGCCTTCATACACTGCTCAGATTTTCGCAGCACCGCCTCGACGTGGTCAGCATGCCATCCCTTTTCCGGCAACTCACACCCACAGTAAGCGCAGCGGCCGCCGAACTTCATGCGCAGCTCTGCGCGCTGCTTTTTGGTAATAGTGGTCATTGGTTAGTCCTTCACAAAAATAATCCAGTGTGTTTTGTCGTTCTTGCCGGTTCGTTGGCCGATTGCCGGTTTAACGTCCGTCAGCGCCAGAATCTGGCTCACCGGGATCTGCGTTTCATTCCATTTAAAAATGAGTACACCGTGTGGCCGCAATACACGGAACGCCTCTTTGAACCCGGCGCGAATGTCGGTGCGCCATGTTTTTTTATTCAGGCGACCGTATTTTTTACCCATCCAGGCCGTTTGACCGACACGTTCCAGATGAGGCGGATCAAACACCACAACCGGAAACGACGAATCAGCAAACGGTAGCGCGCGAAAATCAGCAATGAGGTCAGGACTGATAACCAGACGGCGACCGTCGCACAGGGTATGCTCTTCGGCGCGGATATCGGCGAACACGGCGCGGGAATCCTGTTTGTTGAACCAGAACATGCGAGAGCCGCAACACACGTCCAAAATAGTTTGCTGTGACATCACGACTCCTTAACCTTGATGCCAGCGGCGCGTATTTCGTGTATCGCATTGTCATTGCCAGCGCACCAACCCTCGGCGTAATCCCGGCTGAATCCGCTCAGGTGCATGACCTCATCAACGCTGCGTTTTGGTAAGTTGACAGCCCGCGCCTCCAGTTCTGCTATTCGCCGTTCTGCGGCTTCCAGCTTCTCGTAGAGAACATCCCAGCTTGTCGAGTTATCCAGAACCAGCTTTGTAACTCGCTCTTCACGTGATTTGTAATGCTCCAGCTCAACTCGCAGCTTCCCAACCGTAAGCGCAATATCCTCGTTCTCCTGGTCGCGGAGTTTGATGTATTGCTGTTTTTTATCCAGCTCATCCAGCAGCGCCTGCTTGTCGATTGTCATGCTCATTCTGTACCACCTTTATTTCGTAGCCAGATACAGACCGCGCCGTCTTCGGTGTCGTGAATGAAACCAACAAACCAGCCGTCACCTTCAGGGGCTTCTGGTTGCCAGGCAGAAATGTCGTATCCGTCAACGTCAGGATCAATTTCCTCATCATCCCGATAAGAGACTTTCCATTCCAGACTATTGGCCTCCAGCCAGGCATTAAACTCGTCCAGAGATATAACCCCGCGATCAGCACAAAAATCATCGTATAACGGATGTGTCCAGTAGCCGTAATTATCGCGCTCTACGGGTAATGCAGTGATTTTGTTCATTATCATTTCAGGCGGTCAGCGACCGCCAGCCTCCGTTATGCGGTCACGTTCTCTTCCACGCCAGCGTTTTCGACGATGCTGTACTCACCTGTGATGACAGACGCATCAGCCGGATCTATAGTCAGCGTCTCCTTTTCGTCCATTGATACCGCGCGCTGGATCTCAATGGATACAGGCAGGTATTTGAACAGGCGGCGTATGGCGGTTTTTTTTGCCATTTCCTCCCAGTGAGTAACCCACGGGCCGTTGTTACCGGCTTTGCTCTGTGCCCGTACCAGCTCTATCTGTTTACGGGTCATTACCTCAAACTGTGTGCCGCCATCTTTAAGGCGGGCAACGGCATAGACATGAGTAACTGGTGCATCTTCGTTCTCACCCGGACGGTGTACCAGCTTCTCTTCCAGACCAAACTCGAAGCTGAAATCGTCACCTTCGCGGACGACGCGCGCGGAAAGGCTGGCAATCTGTCCGGAACGGCGGGCAAGGTCGATCATTCCCCGGTAGCCAATAATTAACTGAACGTTTTTTTTGCCTGACTTTTCGTTTCTGTTTCCGAACGGTAGCAGATAGGCATGACCGAGCGCGCCGCCGGGCTCCAGCCCAAGCTGGGAACACTGAACGATGGCGCTGACAAAACTCATGGTGTCACAGTCACCCAGCGCCGGAACTTTTCGGATTTCCGTTGTGGCTATCCGGATCATGCGTTCCGCTGTCATGTGGCGGGGCAGGGCCGCCGCCAGTTGTTCTTTCATGGAAGGCTGGTTGATAAAGCTGATCACATCGTTGTTATTTTTCACTGCCGTCGGGGTGCGTGCTCCCTGTGTTTTTTGCAGGTCGGCTTTTGCAATAGGTGGCTGTTTAGGCATTTGCATTCTCCTTCGCCCAGCGGGGCAGTGATAAAGTTTTAATGGCAGGCCATTCATCGTTATTAAGGCATTCGGCCAGGGTTTGCAGATTGCGACGATATTCCCGCTGACCTGCCAGTTTTGCGTCTTCACCCATCATGAAAATCTCAACCGGGTAACGCCCACATTCGGCGGTTGTACTGGCAACAAGGAAGACGAAGGTGGGTATCTCACCGAACTGCGCCCGATAACCGTCGCTGTAGAAAGCGTCCTGTACGTGGTAGCGATAATCGTAATAAGCTGTCCTGAAGCGCTGGATATCAGCAGTGGTTTTCACATCCATGATCCAGTGAAATTCAGGGATGATTTTGTCCGGACGGCACCGACACAAAATTCCTGTTTCCGGATCTTCCCAGTAGACTGATGATTCAGCATATCCGCCGCTTTCAACCAGCCACTGCCCCAGCGGTAATGCCATCACACTCTGGTACATAAGTTCGATTTTCCGGCCTTCTTCTGCCGTAAGCACGGTTCTTCCTGTCCGGGCGCACTCTTCCAGAAAGGTTTTCTCTTCTTCTTTTCCTGCACTGGTACGGCGGTTAAACTCCGGTGCGATGATGAAGCGTTTACTGAATTCCTCTGGTTCCAGTACCCGGCAGTGAAAAGCCGTTCCTGTATCGAGAGATTTTGTTTTCTCCGTGTCCACGGGGGCATTTTTGCGCCAAAGATAAATTGCTGGTGTATCTGCGATATCATCAAGCTGTGATTTACTGACGCCGGGGCCAGCGTGATACGCCTCGTTAGGGATGTCATAGTAAATACCTGGCTGTATATCATCAGGGACAGTGAAATTTCCGTTTTCTACGGGATCTGCCGCTTCGCCAGCTTCATCACCGCCAGTACCTGATCCACCGTCCGTTGTAATTTCCTGCCCTGTATCGCCAGCCGTTTCCCGCTGGTTGCTCTCTTTCGGCGTTTCTCCATCTCTTTCTGTTCTGGCTTCCATTTTTTCGATCTGATTTGAGGGGGCACTGAACAGCGCTGAAACGTCGAAAGTCCCGTCTGCGTTTCTGGTGACAGCCTCCGGCTCTGCTGCTGGCTGTTTTTCCTCCGGCACCACTTCTTCTTTTTCACCCTGATTTGAGGCGCTGTAATTGTTATGAACCCACTTCGGATCGTTCGGGTCGCTGATGCCTTCGACATATTCACCGCGCGCGGCTGCCAGTTGTTTACCAACATCAACCGGGTTTTTGGGTGGAATGTTTTTACGTGCTTCGTGCAGTTCTGCCCGTATTTTCTGGTAGCCTGCTTCTGTCTGGCTTACAGGTGACTCATTCTCCAGCGGCTGCGGGTCCGGATGATGTTCAGTTGTGTCCTGTTCCACTGCTTCAGGCGTTGCTGGTTCATCTGCCAGTTCGCCTGTCGGTTGCTGTTTTTCTTCATCACACTGAAATCTCCCTGCCTCAATATCCCGCAGACATTTGCCCGCCTGACGAAGTCTTGCTGCATTTTCTTCATGGGTTGTTGGGGTGTTATCAGGCACATATTCGTACCAGTCCGGATCGCGAACACCATGAACGGCAAGAAAGCTTTCGCACCACATCCGGCGAAGATCAGGATTACCGTTATGTACGGCCTTTGGCGCTTTGCGTACCAGGTCAATAATGGTTTGTCGGTCGTAGCCTTTGATGTCGGGAATAATGCCCACTGTCATCGACATTCGCTTCCAGTCTTCCCGGTCTTCGGCGATGATACGTTTTGCAAAATCCATTGCAGGACGCAGGTTATTCAGATCCAGCTCCTCACAGAAACCACAGGCGAGCTCATAGTTAATCGTTCTGTGTGTCGGTTTTTCGCTACGGCGTGGACGTTCTGGCTTATTTACGTCGTCGACAATTACTTTATGTGGCCCGGTTTTTTTAACGGGTGCAGGTTTATTCTTCAGGCGTTCAGCCCATTCCTTAACCAGCAGGCCGCGGTTAATGTGTTCAGCACTGAACCATTCCTTAAAAAACTTAATAGTGGTGCATAACTCAGGCACTTTTCCATCGACAGGAAATACCTGTTTATACGCATTCACTGCTTCGTGAATATCATGCTCGATAGCTTTTTTGAACGGCTCTACATTTTCTGCGGCGAGTATCAGGTTCTGGACAGTGGTATTCTGAGTATCCATCTCCAGACACGCGATTTCTTTTTTCTGGTCTGTATCGACGTGATAAAGATATTCTCCATCGCCAATATACTGTGCCAGAACGCGATGGCGGAACGGCAGTGTCGCAACCACGGTCAGTTGAGGGTTTGCTGGCGGGTTATGAGATTCCTGTATCCCGTTTTCTCCGGCAGGAGTGCCAGCACCGTCGGCGCGTTCTGTTTCATCTGATTTAACAGCAGAAGCTGCGCCGGGGATAAGTGTCAGGGTTTTGCCGTCTTCGCCACCGGGTTCGCGGTTTTCACAAAATTTAGTATCAAAGATACCCTCGGGCGGAATGTCATTTTCTACCGGAAAATGTACGCGTACAGGTCTGGCAAAATCAGCTTCATCAAATCCGGCCGCATCCATAGCCAGTTCGCCACGGGAGAGGGCGAGTGACTGCTTTTTAGCTGTACACCAGAAAAAACCGGCTTTAAAGCCGAGGCGTTTCCTGGCACTTTCATTTTTAACCTTGTAATAAAATGAATATTCTTCCTGCTTAATGCTCATTGTTTTTTAACCTCAGTTAAGATTAAAATCGTTTTGCCAGTGAAAATCCTCTCCGGGTGCTCACTGGTCATGTCTCTGGTGGTGGGTCTGGTCGCTCACCTCAGCATCGCCGGGATGTAAAGCCGGGGAAGCGCCTGCATTTAATGCAGGCTTTTTTCCTTTGAGGCCTCAGACATCGCCCGCGCAAAATCACTGGCAACAGACAAGCTCTTCAATGCACCAATAACCTCCCTGGGGACGTCTTTCACTTTGAGCAACATGGCTGCTGCGGCTATAGTGGAGTCCCATGCTCCTGTTTTTTCATCTGCATATGCAGTTATTGATTTATTTATTGAATAGCCATCTTCGTTTCTGCTTAACTCGTATGAATAGCCAATAACTACCGGCATATTGTTTTGCTCGCATATCTTAAATATACGGCTGGTGAGTTCTTTTAGTTCCTGTAATACTGCTGCATCAGGCGTTGTATTTTTCATTTTTATTTCCTTTTTCAGGTTGAGTGAATCCCTGCCATTGCTGGCATGATTTAAAAAATGGTATTGTTAAATTAATCAGTTTGTCAGTGGTTCGCCTTTACCATCAAGATAAATTTCTATAACTAAATCCCGGATGGTAATATTTTCACGAATATTTGTTAACGTCAGTTTTCCCCTGGTATTAGCCGTGGCTTTATAAATCCGGTCATTATATTTAACCATTGTTCCGGGAACCGCACATTGCCGTATGACCTCCATCGTACCGTAGTGCTGGTGTTTCATTTTTTCAGTCCTCCTGTTGTAATTCACTGACCCTTATTTCAAGCCAGTCAGCCACATCGCGGTGGTCGAAGTAATCAAGAAAGCTGTCGAGTTTATTTCTGGTGGAAATCCAGCGGGCTATATTTTTCTCGCCGATGACATCAAGAAGTTCCGGGGTGTCATCAACCGATTCAACCAGTTCAGATAATGAAATACCTTCAATTTCAACACCGACACGATGAATGTTTACGGGTTTAATTGTGGCGTCGGCTCCCTCCAGATAAATACCGATGGTGCTCATGGTCATATCTCCGGTTTAAAAAGGGCGGATACCAGAAAGGAATGAACTGGTACCGCCAAAGACTACACACAGCAATGTCACGGGTTCCACCCGCAACCGGAAGCGCGCTCAACCAGGATCGGTGGATTTAACGACAACCTTAGTTAAGTAACGAACGCGCTTTCGTGTTGTATGCTCCGTATCGTGGAGCTGACGCCCGTCTTTATCCACATCGGGGCGGTGGTATACTGGAGTTTCCACACAACCAGTAAGGAAATATTATGTCTGATACAACCAGCCCTTTTGTTTTTCCTGAAAAAGCAGCTCACGAAGTGGTTCTTGAGTTAATCAGAGCGGGTAAAATTAGTTACGCAAGTGATGCTTCGGATGTTTTTACACATATGCTTAACCACTACCGCGCTGAGAGTGATCGACCTCAACAGGAAGATAAAGCTTCGTAAACGCCTCTCTCACCTCATGAGCCAGTTTCTCGACTGGCTCTTTATCTGCTCGCTGGTCATTGATTTTCATTTTTCTACGCAGAGTAGAAGCTGCGATAGCCTGAACCTCTACTGGAAGTTCTTGCATCTTCATCTTTCACCTCATCCGCTTAACGCCCGGCGGCGGAACGTTTTATCTACTGCGCTTGTTACTTAACAACAACTGCCGTCATGTTCGTATGCCTCAGGCTGGCTACTTAGCCCGACTCAGTAGCGGGATAACTCTTGGTATTGTCCGGCTGTTATCTGGTCTGGCGTTGTCTTGATACATCAAATGCTCACATATCGTGAGTAATTTGTCAATATGAATTGTGAGCATTATTTTCTTGGTGGGATATGGATAAGCAAAAAAAATCCCGCATTTGCGGGATTACTAAGAGGGGAGGTTAGCTCAAGAGGATGGAGTATCTTTTTTATGCTGTCTGCTTCTAAGGTATTGTTCTACATACTCATCAATTTCTTTTAATCTGATTTCAAACAGATCAAGCATACGTGTTTGCTCTGATGCTGGCAGTTGATTAAACAATTCGAGTAGCTTTTGTTGGTTATCACTCAGCCATGAGTTGGCATTTTCCTGCTTACCGAACATTAGTTCTGCGGGGGAAATGCCAAGCACTTGACCAAGCGTAATGGCATCCTCAGCTCCAATACTCCGCGTTCCAGCCTCGTAATTTGCAATGCGTGACGACCCCGACCAGCCACATAGCTTAGCCAGTCGTCCCATGCTTAATCCTCTGTTTTGGCGGATAGTTTTAAGACGTTCGCCAATTTGTTCTGCAATCGTTTTCATGTTTGGAATTTTATCACGCTACGTGAAATTGATGATACTCACGTATGTGTAGTTGACTATGCTCACGAATTGTGAATAATAAAATTCGGAGGTTTTAAATGAACAAAATTTCAACATACAGAAAACAACTGGGGCTATCTCAACGGCAGTTTGCGACTCATTTGGGATGGATACAGAGCCGTCTGGCGAACTACGAAGCAAATTTTCGCACACCCGGACTGGAGGAGTGCCGAAAAATTGTTGCCACACTTAACCATTTGGGATCTCGCTGTGTTCTTGATGATGTTTTCCCGCCTCATGTGAACGATAGCAGAACCATATTAGCGAAGGTGAACAACCATGATCACCCCTGAAACAGCCAGTCAGGCGTTATCGTCATGGCTGGCATATCTACAGATAACCCAGGAAACAGCCACGCAGCTGATCACCCGCGCATTCCTGGAGCAGCCGGCGCGACCGGAAATAGCGGTTCACCGTATCGAGCGTGACGACGGAACGGTGGATTACGACGCATGGCGCCGTAACCGGATAAACATTTTTCAGCGCTGGCGGAAACGGGAAACGGCGGAGCACTGCGAGAAATTCTCTGCACTGACCCCCGCTATTCTGGAGGCGATCCGCAAAAGTGCGCCGGAACTGCATAAACGAATAACGGCAGGGCAGAGCATTGAATACCTGCTTTCACAGCTTTTAAAAAAACCGCAGTGGCAAGCGCGGTACTTCTTGGCGCGCCGCTGGCGGATTTTGAGCGGGAGTGTGACGAGGCCATATATGCGTTACAGGCTTTACGTAACGGTTATCGCCAGCAGCACCAGAGACATGACCAGTGAGTAATTTTTCATTTTTTTCAGATCGCCCGTAAAAGAGCGTAGAGAGGCTTTATGGCCGCACTTCCATACATGCAGCTTTACATCGCTGATTATCTGGCGGACACCATGCACCTTTCTGCCGAGGAGCATGGCGCTTACTTATTGCTGATGTTCAATTACTGGCAGACCGGAAGGGCTATACCGAAAAACAGGCTGGCAAAAATTGCACGGGTCAGCAATGAACGCTGGGGAGCCGTAGAAGAGTCGTTGAAAGAATTTTTCACTGATAACGGCACTGAATGGGTTCACAAGCGTATCGAAGATGACCTGGCAGCAGTCAGGGAAACCCTGGCAAAAAGGTCAGCGGCAGGAAAAGCATCTGTTCAGTCCCGAAGGAACAAAAAAGGAACACAATCGGCCAGTGAAAGTAACACGTGTTCAACAGGTGTTGGTCCGGTGTTTGAACAGGAGGCCAACAAAAAGGGAACTAATAAAGATAAAGATCTAAAAGAGTTAAACCCCACACATAACGCGCGCGTGCGCGAGAGTGCTCCGACCAGTCAGCCTGGAATTGCACAACAGCCAGTCGTGACTGAACCGGAGTACCGGGAAGGACTGAACGAACCGATCGGGAAATTTTCAATGACGGGTGACTGGCATCCTTCGCTGGATTTCCGACAACGGGCCGCCCAGTGGGGCGTTGCGTTACCAGAGCCGGAGTATTTACCTACGGAGCTTGTCGCGTTCAGGGATTACTGGGCGCCGGAGGGAAAGGTGTTCACGCAAATCCAGTGGGAGCAAAAATTCGCCCGCCACGTAAACCACGTCAGGGCAAAGGCGAAACCAGCCAGCAGGGGAGAAAACCATGCAGGAATTCAGCCAGACAGCACCGCATCGCGGGCAGTACAGCAAATCAGGGCAGCCCGCGAGCAGTGGGAACGTGAAAACGGAAACGTCAGCGACGGAAACGGCCTGGCGACTCTGGGAAGTCATGGGGGAAATTTATTCGAACCGGTGGACGCAGAAGAACGGCGCAGCACCTTCGAAGCTGTGGGTGGCCCAGATTGGAGCAATGACTGAGCGCCAAATCCGGCTGATTTGTCAGCAGTGCATGGAGCGATGCAGAGCGGGTCAGACATGGCCGCCGGATCTGGCTGAGTTTATTTCACTGGTTTCTGAAAGTGGAGCTAATGCGTTTGGTCTCACGGTTGATGCGGTGATGGAGGAATATCGTCACTGGCGTAACGAGTCCTGGCGCTACTCCGGCAGTGATAAATATCCGTGGCCTCAGCCGGTTCTGTATCACATCTGCACCGAGATGCGCAGAACGGGCGTTGAGCACCAGATGACGGAAGGCGAACTGAAACGACTTGCAGAACGGTTACTGGCGAAGTGGACAAAACACGTCGGTAATGGTTTCAGCATACCGCCTGTTCGCCGCCAACTGGCAGCGCCGCGCCATCCGGCAGGGCCAACTCCGGCACAACTGATGATGGAGGAATTCAGACGGCGTAAGGCGGCGGGAAGGCTTTAACAGGGGGGACTTATGAGCAGAAATTACACACCGGCGCAGAAAGCTGAAATACAGAAGCGCCTGACGGAACTGGTACGAACCCACGGTCGGATGACGTTTGGAGAACTGCGGAAGATAACGGGGTTAACCATTTTTACAGCCCGCCACTACCTGGAAAAGGCGGAAAGTTGTGGGGATCTGTATCAGGCCGGGAGAAGCGGTATTTTCCCTTCGGAACGGGCTTTCCGGCTTTGGAAGCAGAAACGTGAAGATGCCAGGATTAACCGCTTTCTGAAAACACCGGAAGGTGTGGTGAGTTCCTACGACCGGACCAGAAACGTTATCTGTACGGAGTGCCGGAACAGCGTGACGATGCAAAGGGTACTGGCATTTTATCGGGGAAATTACCGGGAGGCGAAATCTGCATGAAAATCGAATACCAGGAAGGAGGAGCTGAGTCCCGTCTGGTTATCACCAGTGGTTTTCTTTGGTGGAGAAAACATATCCATCTGGTTGATGAAATTCTGTTGCGTGTGCCGCAACTGCGGGCGGTGAGTGAGGGATTTTTTATCGTGACGACGACCGTCAGTGGATTTACAGCGGATGTGCTACGGGCGGAAATGATTGTTGAAGGTATGGGGTACAAGGTGATGAACGCCGAAATGATACATAACAGTTGCGTGGAGGCTGACAAATAGCTGGCGTAACACAAAGCGTTGAGTACAATTGCTGCGGGTGCTTGAGGCTGCTTGCCTGGAGCATTCGTGAAAGGCAGACAGAGAAAAGCCCCAGTTAACATTCGGCGTCTTGCAGGACGCTTAACATTAAACTGAGGCCAATCCAATGCTTGAACAACTGAAGATTAGCCTCTTAACCGTAAGAAATCAACTTACAGGAGGCTGTAATGCGAAGGAACTATGTGTTTTGTCTGGTTGTTGTTTGTATCACCATTCTGATTTTGGTCTGGATGGTTCGGGGTTCACTTTGTGAACTACATATCAGGCAGGGAAACACAGAGCTTTCGGCGTATTTAGCCTACGAAGTTGAACAACGTTAAGAGCATCGGCGGGGAGAAATCCCCGCCATCTCTGATGTAACAGGTACTTCAATGCACCCGCACTTAACCCGCTCCGGCGGGTTTTTTAATGCCCGGAAAATGAGCGTGTCAAAAAATAACCAGTTATAAGATTATAAATAGAACACAGAGAAAATGTCATTGCATGCGGTCAAAAAATAGTCAAATTTATTAATAATGATAATTAGTAGACTCCTATATATTCATGGTGAGAATGAAGATGCTTTAAAAATGCTCAAGTTCGTTATCTATGGAGACACCGTGAAAAAATTAAATAAAACATTCACTTGTAAATATGCTGTTATTCGCCGTGATGACATGACAGTAATTGCTGAAATGGATTTTTTTCCTGACTGCAACAGGTCATTGATGTATCGGGATGGCCGCTATGTCCGGTTTCTGCCGTTGTTGCAAAATGACATCATGGGGAGCGATAGCCTGATTAATGAGCTGACTATCAGGGCAGGTTATCATGAATAATCATCCTTTGTTATACTCGTCTGCGGGCTGAACTCCCAATCTACTGCGCCACCGGAGAGAACGATGGCGCATTTACAACTGGTCAAGCAAACCTCATCAGGGCTTCTGCTCCCGGCGACGCCGGAGAGTGGGGATTTCCTGCGCTCAGTAAAAATCGGTGAGTGGATACACGCCGATTTTAAGCGTGTCCGCAACTACGCCTTTCATAAACGATTTTTTAAACTCCTTCAGCTTGGTTTCGACTACTGGACGCCAAAGGGCGGCACGGTCACATCGCGGGAACAGAAACTTATCTCCGGATTCGTTAATTTTCTTTGCGACTCCGCAGGCCAGGAATATACCCCGGTCCTTAACGAGGCGGCGGAACAGTACCTCCATAACGTAGCTACCCTGCGAACCGGGGATGTCGCCCTTCTTAAATCTTTCGATGCCTTCCGGGAATGGGTAACCGTTCAGGCCGGGTTTTATACCGAGCATTTTTATCCGGATGGCAGCCGCGGGCGCCGGGCGAAATCCATAGCGTTCGCCAGTATGGACGAAACCGAGTTTCAACAGGTCTATAAGGCTGTGCTGAACGTCCTGTGGAACTGGATTCTGTTTCGTAAATTTTCCTCTCCGGAAGAAGTTGAAAACGTGGCCGCGCATCTGCTGGAGTTCGCATGAAAATGACATGGTTTCAGCATCCGGCGTGTACCACCGAAGAGGCGGATGAGCTGGTGAAGCAGTACCGGCGCAGGGGGGTAAAGACGGAGCGCAGCCTGAATCATGACTGTATTCACTGGACGGTAAGTGCCCTGTTACCGGAATTCGGGCATGTGCCAGTACGGAGGCGTGCGTGCTCTTATCTGAAATGAAAACTTACCGCAGTAAAAAATGGCTGGCAGCCGTCGGGCAGATTGAGCAGTGCGTGCTGTGTGGTCGGTGGGGAACGCAGGTTGCGCACATGAATGAAGGCAAAGGCATGGGAATGAAAACGGATGACTGCGCCACGGCGGCTATTTGTCAGGAATGCCATCATGAAATCGATAACGGCAGTCACCTGAGCAGGGAAGAACGCCGGTGTCTGATGAACAGGGCGATCGTACTGACAGTGATTAAACTTGTACGCATGGGAAAGGTGGTACCGAAATGATTTATCCAACCAGTACCGGAAAACCGGGCGAATATTTTCGACTGAATACACTGGAAAGCGTGTGGATTCAGGGAAAACTCCGTATGTGGGGACGATGGTCATACATCGGCAGCGGTAAACCCGGCAATATGTTTAACCAGTTACTGGCCTCCAGAAAACTGACAAAAACAGCCATCAATGAGGCTTTACGCCGTCTGAAAAAATCAGGAACAAGCAAGCCAGAGCTGGAGGCCTTTCTTCGTGAAATGATGAACGGGAAACAAAAAAGCTGGCTGGCGCATTGTACTGATTCCGAGGCCATGTTGATTGACCGCGTGATTGGTACTGTATTAGCTGAGTATCCGGCGCTGAAAAAGTTGATTCACCAGCGTTACGAAGGACGGGGAATGAGTAAGCGCAAAATGGCAGAACAGCTAAATGAGCTGCATCCAGATTGGTGCCTGAGGACCTGCAAAAATCGTATTGATCAATGGTTATGTACGGCTGAGAACGCGCTCTATGTTCCGCTTTGTGAGGCATATGGTCTGGATGTTACGAGATTTGGAAATTGACACATTTTGTACTCAAAATCTGGCGACTCATTAGTGAAAAAAGCTATTGCATTTTTGCCCACAAATTGCTTCAATCCCGGTATGCTTCGCAAAGCTGTATCGCGAGGCGAATAACAGACATGAACATAAAAGAACCCGCCATTGAGCGGGTTTTTTATTAACACCTCCAAAAAAGTAATCAAAAATGTTGACATGGTAAGCATAAATGTTTACTATAATAGCATGTTCAACAGAATGGAGGAGTGGTGAAGCAAAGCGAGTTCAGGCGGTGGCTTGAATCTCAGGGGGTCGAAGTTTCAAACGGTACTAACCATCTGAAACTTCGATATAACGGGAATCGAAGCGTAATGCCGAGACATCCTGGCGCCGAGATAAAAGAACCACTAAGAAAGGCGATACTCAAGCAGTTAGGCCTGAAATAACAAACCAGCCCTCCGGGGCTGGTTACCCGAACAGCTTCACCAGGATAAATATGCGATATCCAGTAGTATTAACGCCAGACAGCGGCGGATATGTTGTCTCGTTCCCGGATATACCGGAAGCCCTTACTCAGGGTGATTCGCGGGAGGAGGCGTTGAAAAACGCGCTTGATGCGCTTGTTACGGCCTTCGAATTTTATTTCGAAGACGGGGAGCGCATACCAGAACCGGGTAACGTGACAGATGATTTTGTCGAAGTACCGGCAAGTGTGGTAGCGAAGGTTATGCTTTTGAACACCTGGATTAGTTCCGGCTTAACTCAGGTTGAGCTGGCGCAACGTATGGGTATCAAAAAACAGGAAGTGACCAGATTGTTTGATCTGAAGCACTCGACGAAAATCGACACGATACAGAAAGCGCTGGCAGCGCTTGGAAGACGGCTTGAAATATTAGCTGCGTAAATTATACCCCTGATTTTCTGTATACCACTGCCACGTAGCGGGGATTGGCTCCCGCACCCATCACAAGGCTGCGCTATTGCGCGGCCTTTTCTTTTTCCACTTACCCGACATCCGGGTAGTCCATTTCCCGGACAGGGGAAGTTATGACAATGGATAAACATACGACATGGCTGGCCTACATCTGGGCATTAATCAGCGGCATATGCGCACAGTGGACGTTAAACGACTATGGCGCGCTGATAGGTATTGTTCTGGGTATTGGTACGTTTCTGGTTAATAAGCATTACAAAAAGAAATCAGAGCAGGCTCAGGCAAGGCAGGCTGCCGCGATGGAAGAGCGTAACAGGCTAATCGCCAGGATTCTGGAAAAAAACGACCATGACAGCACGTTAAAGATGCTGGCGGTATCTGAAATGCCGGAGGGCAGTAATGGCGCTCAGGACAAAAGTTAAATACGGTCTTTCCGCCGCCATGCTGGCGCTGATTGCCGCCGGTGCCAGCGCACCGCAACTACTCGACCAGTTTTTGCAGGAGCGGGAAGGAAATACGCTGGTGGCCGTTCGTGATAACGGCGGCGTCTGGTCAGTATGCCGTGGCGTGACTCGTATCGATGGTAAACCCGTTGTGAAAGGCCAGCGACTGACGCAAAGCCAGTGCGACCATTACAACGCCATCGAGCGGGATAAAGCGCTGGCATGGGTAAATAAAAATGTTCATATACCGCTGACCGAACCGCAGAAAACCGGTATTGCGTCGTTCTGTCCGTATAACATCGGTCCCGGTAAATGTTTTCCGTCCACGTTTTACCGGAAACTGAACGAAGGAGATCGCAAAGGAGCATGTGCAGAAATTCGCCGTTGGGTATATGACGGCGGCAAAGATTGCCACAACCGGAAAAATCAGTGTTACGGCCAGGTGATACGCCGCGACCAGGAAGCAGCACTGACGTGTTGGGGGATAGACCAGTGAAATGCTTACCCACAACGGTATGTTTTGTCGCGGCGGCTTGTCTTGCCGCTCATGGTATTGACGGCTGGGGATGGTTTCTCTTTATCGGCGTTATTCTGGTATGAACCGTATAACCTTTACTGCCATCATCCTTCTGCTGATGGTTGCCATAGCGCTGGCGTGGACGACTGACCACTACCACGGTAACGCGGTGCGCTATAAAGACCAGCGCGACACCGCCACTCACAATCTGAAACTGGCGAACGCGACAATTACCGACATGACGAAGCGCCAGCGTGACGTTGCCGCCCTCGATGCAAAATATACGAAGGAATTAGCCGATGCGAAAGCTGAGAATGATGCTTTGCGCGATGACGTTGCCGCTGGTCGTCGTCGCCTGCTCGTCAACGCCACCTGTCCCGCAATGCCGACAGGTAAATCCACCTCCGCCGCCAGCGTGGATAATGCAGCCCGCCCCAGACTGGCAGACTCCGCTGAACGGGATTATTTCACCCTCAAAGAGCGAGTGACAACAATGCAAAAGCAACTGGAAGGGGCGCAGGACTATATCAGAACACAGTGCCTGAGATAGGAGTTTTGTTGTTTTCTTGGATATGCGGGATTGTTCTGGTAAACAAAAATCCCCGCCGAGGCGGGGCTGGTATTTACTCTATATCGATGCCGAGGCTTTCAGCATCAGCCCTGGTGAGGGTAATTCCCTCCGGGTGGTCATAGCGAGCGCCAAAATCAGAGCCGACCGGGAAAACATTAGCGTCAAGACGTGTTACTGATTCACCGCTGTCTGCAAACAGAATATCGACGTTGCCTTCTGAATTGATGCGGCCAAAAACTTCATTGATTGTAGTCATTTTAGAATCCTCGTGGCTATCGGTTGGGACCATTCCCTGACCGTGAAAAGATAGTATCATGTACGTTTAAAACGTACAATCATTTATTTGGTTGGTTTGCCCATTTTTTCGCGATTGATTCCAGGTTGGACAGATACGTGACCTCGTAAACAGCGTTATTCATCTCGTCAATTGCCGCCTTGCGGTTCTGTTCGTCTGCGAACTCGTAACGCTCGGCAATTTCCGCGATCATTTCGATGGTGACATCATCACCGCGCATTTTATCGGAGTTGGCAATATCCAGTACGGTCTGGAATTTACGCGCCAGAGCATCAGGCAGCTCGCTTGCGATTGTTGTTGATACGCGGGATTTCCCACTCAGCCAGCGACGGATTGTCAGCTCGTTAACACCGATAACACGCGCCATCGGGGTGATCCATTTTGGGCCAAACAGTTCAGTACCGATTTTTTCCAGTTTTTCTATATTAGTCATTTTATTTCTCCGGTAGCCCAGTCGAATCGGGGCGGATTGATTAGTTAGCGTATACGTAGCAAATGGACTCACCCTCAAACATCGGGTTGATGCCGCGACATTCGATATCGTAATCACCGCAGAGCCATGCACGACCGTGGTTTAACCCATTGTTCTCAGCTACTGACAGCAGTTCAACATAGCGACTGGTTTTTTTTGCTGCTGTTTTCGCTTTAACCATTGCTGATTTTGCCTCATCCCAGGCTTTAGTCATGGCATCAGACAGGCAGTTACGAACGCTGTAGTTTTTGCTATTGCGGAAAATCCCGGACTTCAGCACTGCATAAGTTTCGCGAGCGATTTCCCATGCGCGGGTCATGATAGATTTGGTGTCGTAGATGAATTTAGTCATTTTGAAATCCTCGTGGATATCGGTTGGAACCATTTCCTGACCGTGAAAAGATAGTATCATGTACGTTTAAAACGTACAACTAATATTTTATTGCCTATCCCTTATTTAACCGCGCCGTCCTGTCGCTGTCTCACCATCTTAACGAAGACCACGCCGCCTTTGCGGACTATCCTCGTGCGAGTGGATGGGGTTAATCAATAACAGGGAATACCGCGATTTACCCGCTCAATACCGTATTCAACATTGCGGGGTTTACGCGCATAGCGGCTTGTCTGCGCCGTGGTAGAAGAAGCAGTTATTTATAAGGTTCTGCAATGAGGAGTTGCCAGTGAAGCAAATCGGAAAACTCACGCTGACAATCGACATGAAAGAGCATGTAGCCCGCTCTCGTGAAGTGCTGGATGAAATACAGCGTCGCATTAATTTGATGGACCCAGGAATCACTAAAGATGATGCGCTCAAGTCCCTGCTGCTTGATATCACCTATGACTACCTTGAGGCTGTCAAGTATATAAATAAAACGGAGTAACGAATGAGCAAACCGGACTGGGAGGCCATCGAGACGGCATACCGGGCCGGAGTGATGTCCCTCCGTGAAATTGCGTCACATCATGGTATTAGTGAAGGTGCTATCCGCAAGCGCGCAAAGCGTGATGACTGGTCCCGTGATCTTAACGCCAGGATTCAGCAAAAGGCTGACGATCTGGTACGCAAACAGGAAGTACGCAAAACGGTACGCACCAAAACGGAACTTACAGAACGCGTACTGATAGAAGCCACAGCGGAGGTAATAGCCTCGGTACGCATGGAGCACCGGGGCGATATTCGCCGGGCCCGGGAACTCACAAACACGCTTTTTGATGAACTTGGTGCGCAGTGTGCTGATGTGGGGGCGCTGGAGCAACTGGGTGACATCATGTTCGATCCTGACGATAAAGGCCGTGACCGGCTCAATGAAACTTATCAAAAAGTCATCAGTCTGCCTTCCCGTGTGAAATCTCTGAAAGACCTGAGCGACAGTCTGAAAACGCTGATCGGACTGGAGAGAGAAGCCTGGAGTATAGGTACTACCAGTGAACCAGAAAAAACGCCTCTACCAGGAAAAAATACTGATCTGACAACGGATCAGGCAGCGGAATTGTACAAAAAAATGATGAGTTGATTATGCCTTTACCATTCCCCTTTGACTTTAAAAATCCTGATTATGTTCAGGTTTTCGAATGGCGAATGGAGCGTCTGCAACGTATCAGGAAGGCTCCCGAAACTCTCCCAGCTCTCAGGCAGTTTTACCGTACAAACCCGGCGCAGTTCATCATCGACTGGGGCATGACTACTGACCCGCGCAATCTCGATTATGGTCTTCCGGTCACCATTCCTTTTTTGCTGTTTCCACGGCAGGAGGAATGGATCGACTGGATTATGGAACGCTCGCGTAACCATGAGAATGGTCTGACTGAAAAAAGCCGCGAAATGGGGTTGAGCTGGACATCTGTCGGTCTGGCCAGTGCGTTATGTCTGTTTAACCGTGAAATGGTTATAGGGTTTGGTTCCCGTAAAGAGGAGTATGTCGACAGCACGGTTGATCCAAAAGCGCTATTCTGGAAAGTACGTAAATTTATAGCAACTCTTCCTGCCGAGTTTCGGGGAGGCTGGGACGAGAGAAAGCATTCACGTTTTATGAGCGTGGAGTTTCCTGACACTGGCGCGGTAATTAAAGGAGAAGCTGGCGATAATATCGGGCGTGGTGACCGTACTACGCTTTATTTTGTGGATGAGGCCGCCTTTCTCCAGCGGCCATTACTTATTGATGCCGCGCTTTCCCAGACAACTCGTTGCCGTATCGATCTCTCATCGGTTAACGGCATGAACAACCCCTTTGCGCAGAAGCGGCACAGCGGAAAAATTCCTGTGTTTACGTTTCACTGGCGTAGCGACCCGCGTAAGGATGATGAGTGGTATCGCAAGGAGTGCGAGAAAATTGATAACCCGATCATCGTTGCCCAGGAGCTGGATCTTAATTACCAGGCATCGGCAGAAGGTATTCTGATCCCATCAGAATGGGTACAGGCTGCGGTTGACGCACATATCAAACTGGGGATTCAGCCCAGCGGTCAACGGCTCGGTGCAATGGATGTCGCCGACGAGGGGCGGGATAAAAACGCCTGTTCCCTTCGTTACGGCTTCCTGTTGAATGATGTCCAGGAATGGTCGGGTAAGGGTAGTGACATCTATGACTCCGTGGTTAAGGTCTTCGGCCTGTGCGATGACTTTGGCGCCGATGAATTTCGTTTTGATGAAGACGGGGTAGGCGCTGGCGTTCGTGGTGATGCACGCGCTATCAACGAACTGCGGGAAGCTGAGGGTACAGATCAAATTACTGCCACACCATTCCGGGGAAGTGGAAGCGTTTTTTATCCTGAAAATGAAGCTGTTCCCGGTGATAACGGCAAACCGGCACGTCTGAATAAGGACTTTTTCGCCAATGCCAAAGCTCAGGGCTGGTGGCATCTTCGCAAATTATTCCGCAATACATTTCGTGCGCTAAAGGGCATGGAGTATGACCCGGATGAGATTATTTCCATCTGCAGCATGATGGAAAATAAAGACAGGCTTTTGATGGAACTGTCACAACCCACCTGGTCAAAAAATGCCGTCGGAAAAATTCTTGTTGATAAGCAACCTGACGGGACGAAATCTCCTAACCTGGCAGACTCAGTGATGATTGCTTATGCCCCGATGGAAATGCCCGTCGTAATTTCTGATGATTTTATGGAGTGGATTTGATGTGGCTTTTTAAACGTAAAAAAACGGTGACACCGCCAGAAAGTCCGCCTGAACCACATCCGATGACGATCAGCGATGAGGTGGTTGCTGAGGCCGGACAAAAACCGCAGCGTGAATTTGTTCGCTATGAGCCACCGCCGGGAGTCATTCCCGAAGACATACGCAATGCTGTACTGGCAATGGACTCGACTCCCTACGATACACTGAACAGCCAGTATCCTGATTTTGTGTACGGAGGATTTCCGGGCTATCCGTATCTGGCACTTCAGGCGCAGTTACCAGAGTACCGGCGCATGGTCAGTGTGATTGCCGAGGAGATGACCCGCAAATGGATAAAGGTTAAGGCGGTCGGGGTAGGGGACGACAGCCGCGCGCCGCGCATAGCGCAGCTTACTGATGCACTGGAGCGCTATAACGTACGGGATGCCTTCAGGCTGGCGGTGGAGCATGACGGCTTTTTCGGGCGAGGGCAAATTTATATCGATGTGCGTTCGCCATCGGGTATGTCGGCCTGGACTGACCCGGCGGAGCTGGAATCCAGGCTGTTTATTTCCGACAAAAAAATCCCGAAAGGTTCCCTGCTGGGGCTTCGTGTTATTGAACCTGTCTGGACGTATCCGGGTATGTATAACGCGGATAATCCGCTGAGTGATGATTTTTACCGTCCGTCCGAATGGTACGTAATGGGAAAAACGGTTCACGCCAGCCGCATGATTGATCTGATTTCCCGCCCGGTTCCGGACATGCTGAAGCCGGCCTACAACTTTGGTGGCCTGTCACTGGTTCAGATTGCCGAGCCTTACGTCAACAACTGGTTGCGTACACGCGACAGCGTGGGCGATATGCTGCATTCGTTTTCACTGAACGGGATCATGACGGACCTGAGCCAGGTGTTACAGGGGAAAAAGGACCCGAATTACGCAAAACGCGCGGATCTGTTTAACCGTACCCGTGATAACCGTGGTCTGCTGATACTGGACAAAACGAAAGAAGAATTTTTTCAGTTCAACACACCCCTGAACGGACTCGACACCCTCCAGGCGCAGGCACAGGAGCACATGTTCTTTGTCAGTGCCATACCGTCAGTAAAATTCGCCGGGTTGAGTCCTACGGGACTGAACGCATCGAGTGAGGGTGAAATCCGTGTGTTTTACGACACCATTGCCGCGCTTGCCACTCGTCTTCTGAAGAAACCGCTGAAAAAGGTGCTGGATATTATCCAGTTGTCTGAGTTCGGCGATATCGATCCTGATATCACTTTTGAATTTGAACCCCTGCATGAACTGACGCGCGAGCAACTGGCGAATATCCGTAAAACTGAAGCGGAAACCGATCAGATTTACGAGAGCGCCGGAGCGGTGACCAATAACGAGGTACGCGAACGGCTGGCTACTGCTCCGGACAGCCTGTACAGCGGTATTGACCTGAGCGGAGAAATCGAAATTGACGACACCGAAGAAAATCCGCCGCAAGATCCGAACGCAGACCCTGAGACGGATTTCACCCAACGCGGGGATTGAGGCCTGGTACCGCAGACAACTGGATAATGCCGTCAGTGAGATGCACAACAGCGTACTTTACTGGCTGCGGGCTGAGTACCGTAAAACAGACCTCGCGCAGGATGCGTCCCCTGTTAACCTGATGCGTGGAGCCATGCAAAAACTTGCCAGGCGCTGGCAGAAAAAGTTTGACGAAATGGCCCTGCGGCTGGCGAGGCGGTTTGCCGGTGATATCCTGAAAAACAGCGATGCGTCACTGTCCACTGCGCTCCGTGATGCCGGGTTTACGGTTCCTTTCCGTATGACAGCGGAGATGAACACCGCACTTCAGGCCAGCATCACGGAGAATGTGAACCTCATTCGCTCCATCCCGCAGCAACATCTCACCCAGGTGGAAACACTGGTCATGCAGTCTGTTAGCCGGGGGCGTGACCTGAAAACTCTGACCGATGAACTGGAAAAACGCTACGGCATCACACGACGGCGTGCGGCGCTGATTGCCCGCGACCAGAACAATAAAGCGACCTCGGTAATGCAGTCGGCCAGACAACGCTCGGTGGGCATCACTGAAGGTATCTGGCGGCATTCCCGCGCGGGTAAAACATGGCGCCCGTCGCATGTGAAGGCGAACGGTAAACGGTTTGACCTGCGAAAGGGGATGTTTCTGGATGGTAAGTGGGTACTGCCGGGCGAAGAAATCAACTGCAAGTGCGGCTGGGAGGCCGTTATTCCCGGACTGGAGAAAAGATGATTATTACCGAAATGCTGGCGTTTGACCGGGCATCGGTAAGGCAGTTTGATAAAGTAGGTCGCCTCCAGATTGAGCGCAGTAATCTCAGCAAGGCGAACGTCTGCGGTTATTTCGGGCATGAAATACCGGGGGCGGAAGCGCTGGGACTCGACCCTCAAAAACTTTATCAGCTTTACCGTGACCCCGATGAACTGCGCAAGGCAGTTTCAACCTTCAACAATATTCCCGTCCTGTGCCGACACAAACCCGATTATCCGGGCGCGCCCGCGCGCGAGTACCGGGTGGGGACGACTCATGCCAACAGCGAGTTTGACGGTACCTATCTGGTTAACGGCATGTCCATCTGGGACAACTCCGCCATCGCGGGGATAGAAACGGATGAACAACGGGAAATCTCATCGTCATATGCCTATGTGGCAGATATGACGCCGGGAACCACCCCCGACGGTGAACCGTATGACGGCGTTATGCGGAATATCGTGGGAAATCATGTGGCGCTGGTCGGCGATGGCCGGGCGGGGCCGGACTGTCTTGTTATGGACTCTCTCCCTCAGGAGCTAAAACGCATGAAACTGAGTAAAAAAGAAGTGGCGGTGCTTACCGCGCTGGGAACCTATCTTGCGCCGCGTCTGGCACAGGATGCGGCTCCTAAGGATTTGTTACGCCTGATGGCGCAGCATAAGCGCCCGGCAGCTATCGCCAGCGCGGTAAAAACTGCCTACAGCGAACGGCTGGCACAGGATATGGATATTGAACCGGCGGAGCTGGCGCAACTGATGGAATCAGCAGAAGCCGTGCCGGAGCTGGCCGGGGACGATGATACCGGGTTAACTGACGAGCCGAAGGCATTTGATACCGACAGCCCGATGGAAAGTGTACTGGCGTTGCTGTCCGGCAAGGTTCCTGATGATGTGCTGGAAAAAATTAAATCCGCACTGGCTCCGGCAACTGACGAAGACCCCGAAATAAAAGAGGCTGATGTGAAACCCGACGATGTGAAAATCGATAAACCCGCGATGGATGCGGCAATCAGGCTGGCAACTGACCAGGCAACGAAACGGGCTGCTGAAAATTTCCGCGCCGTTCGTGTGGCTGAAACCGAGGTGCGGCCGCTGATTGGCGATGTGGTGGCGATGGACTGCGCCGAAGAGGTTTACCGTACCGCGCTGGAGCAGACAGGGATCGATATCCAGGGCATTCACCCCAGCGCGTACCGCAGCATGGTGAAGTTTGCCGTTGAGCAGAAACAGACGGCTAAAGGTCCGCGTGTTGCGATGGACCAGGCCAGCGCATCGACGTTTGCGGCAGATTTCCCCGGTGCAAAACTGAAACGAGGTTACTGATATGAATACTTTTCAGACACACATGAACCAGTACCCGGCACCGGGGATTCCGGGGGCATTTGCCAGTGATAACCCTCACGCCTCGTATGTGGCGGGAGAAGGCGCGCTGATTACCGGCCCTGACGGACTGGTTATTGCCCGGTTTGCCTGGGTAACCAAAGGCGTTGCCGCCAATAAGGGAACCGGTGCGCCGGCGGGTTTTGTTCCGCGCGACGGGCAGGCTTCTGTTGTGGAATGGCTGGCTGGCGACTCGAACACTATTTACCCGGGACGTGAATGTACCCTGATGGTATCGGGGGACTTCTGGGCGCTGACCACCACCGCTGCGACGGTCGGGCAGAAAGTTTTTGCCTCCCTGACCACCGGGGAGATAGCCACAGGGGCGGCAGGCGCCACGATGGCGGGTTTTGTCGAAACCGGGTTTTCCGTTGCCAGCGCTGCGGCGGCGAAAGAAGTTATTAAGATCAGCACCTGGAGCAAATGATGAATAAATTTAAACAGCATTATGCGACGGTAAGCCGCGACTACGGGATTATCCTTCCCGGTGCGCAGGCTTATTTGCCCCCGGAATACGCCGCCGATTACGGACTGGCGATGGACGCGCAGCCTGCGCTGGTTACCGCGGCTAACAGTGGTATCCCTGCATATTTCACCAATTACGTTGAGCCAGAACTGATCCGCGTGCTGGTGACGCCGATGAAAGCCTCTCAGATTCTGGGCGAAACCAAAAAAGGTGACTGGACGACACTGTCGGCACAGTTCCCGATTGCAGAATCTGCCGGGGAGGTGAGTTCCTACGGGGATTACAGCAACAACGGTATTGTGACGTCTAACGTCAACTGGGTACCGCGCCAGAGCTATCACTTCCAGACGTTTACTCGCTGGGGCGAGCGAGAGCTGGATATGTACGGCGCAGCCCGTATTGGCTGGGCGGCAGAGCTGAACGTGGCATCGGCACTGACGCTGAATAAGTTCCAGAATAAGTCCTACTTCTATGGTATTGCCGGACTGGCGAACTACGGTTTGCTGAATGACCCGTCGTTATCCGCACCGATAACCCCGGATACCGTGGACGGTAAGCTGAAGTGGGACGACAAGGACGGACAGGGTGTGTATGACGATGTCGTGAAGCTCTTTAAACAACTGGTGAAACAGACTAACGGCCATATTGAGCGTACCGACAAAATGAAGCTGTGCATGTCGCCGCTGGCGGAGGTGAACCTCACCAAGACTAACCAGTACAAGGTTAACGTGTCCGATCTGCTGGCGAAAAACTTCCCGGCGATGACCATTGAAACGGCGGTGGAATACACCTCTGACGCTGGCGAGCTGGTACAGCTTATCGCGGAGCGTCTGGGGGAACAGGATACAGGCTATTGCTCTTTCACTGAAAAAATGCGCGCCCATGCGGTAGTGACTGAATCATCTGCCTGGAAACAAAAAAAATCTGCCGGTACCTGGGGGGCGATTATTCGCCAGCCGCTGGCGTATGCACAAATGCTGGGGGTGTGAGTCATGGCTGAAATGGTAACAGTGGGCTGCAAATTGCCGAACGGTCTGGTGCTGGAAGTGGGACCGAAACAGGTACAGGTAGCAGGCTGGCGGAATAACGCCGTTAAAATCGTTGGGGGCTATGGCCTGACGCAGGTTGAAAAGGAGTTCTGGGAAGCCTGGCTGGTGGAGCACTGCCAGCAACCTTATGTGAAAAACGGCGTTATTTTTGCGCAGGATAAGGCGAACAGCGCTGCCGCGCAGGCTACGGAGCAGGAAACCGTTAAATCCGGCCTTGAACCGCTGCCGCAGAAAGATCCGGCTCCGGGCATTAACCGCGATGATGAAGTGATGGGCAAACCTCAGGAGTAAAATGGTATGGGTACGGTAACGTTTGACTGGCAGGCATTTTCGGCCCTTTACCCGGAGTTTTCCGCTGTTGGTCAGGTTGCCGCAGCCGCCCTGTTCGGTAAAGCGACCGCGCTGTACCTGGATAATACGGACGACAGTCCGGTTACCGACCTGAACGAGCGGGAACAGCTTTTGTTCCTGCTGGTTGCTCACCAGTGCGCGTTGCGTGGATTCGGTAAAAGCGGTGACGGGCAACCGGGGCTGGTGGGACGTATCACCAGTGCGTCGGAAGGTTCTGTTTCCGTCTCCGTGGACAATAGCGGCAGTAACGATGCGTCGTGGTGGTATCTCCAGACACCTTACGGCGCTGACTACTGGCAGGCGACGGCACCGTACCGTTCAATGCAGTATCATTCCGGTGGCTCCCCTTCGCGATATCCGGGGCATTATTACCGGGGATACGGGAGGGGGCGTCGATGGTAAACAAAGTCACGGGCGGCAAACAGTTCAGGCAGAAGTTGAAACAGGCCGCAGATAACCTTAAATCGGGCAAAAGTCTCAAAGTGGGTTTTCTTGAAGGGGCAACCTACCCCGACGGTACGCCGGTGGCGTATATCGCCGCCATTAACGAGTTTGGCGGTAGTGCGATTATACCCGCTCGCGAGCAGACGCTTCACTTTCGCTATAACGAAAAAACGGGAGAAATCGGGCACCGCTTTGTCAAAGCCGGTAAGGGTAATTTTGCTCAGGATGTGGTTATTCCTGAACACACGGTCACCATTCCACCCCGTCCGTTCTTCCGTAAGATGATTGAACATAAAAGTCCCGAATGGGGCGAAAAAATGGTGACATTATTACGGGCGAATGATTTTGATACCGCGACCGCTCTGGTGTACATGGGGGAGCATATCAAAGGGCAGTTGCAGATGTTTATTCGCGACTGGAAAAGGCCGCCCAACGCCGCATCCACTGTCCGGCAAAAGGGCTTTAACAACCCGCTTATTGAAACCGGTCATATGATGAACAGTGTCGATTATTCTGTTGACGGGGGCAACAAATGAACCTCCACGGTATTGTTTCCGGCGCGGTACGCCGGGTAAATCCTTATACGGACGCGCGGGTTTATCGCTCGCGCGGGAGTACACAGCAGGCGGATTATTCCCGCGTGCCTGAGTATGAAGATCCGGTTCCCGTCAGGGTACAAAAACAGGCCGTCACCCAGGCGGATTTACGTCATCTCGACAATCTGAACCAGCAGGGTGTTTTCGCCACACTGTATACCGACGGTAACTGGTGCGGGCTTAACCGTACCCGGCAACAGGGTGGCGATAAATTTGTCATTGGCGATGAAACGTGGCTGGTGGTTGAGGTACCGGAAATCTGGCCGGACTGGACGAGGGTTATTGTATGTCTTCAGGTGTGACCCTCTCCGTTACGGAAAGCGATCTTTATCAGGCCCTCGGTGATTATCTCCGGGGGCTTTTTTCTGATGCCGGGATTGAACGAACACAGCAGAACCGGGTTCCGATGCCTCAGGGGGACTTTATCACCATGACAGGTATTGATGTTACCGGATTATCCACTGCGGTAGTGACATATTCTGCGCCGGAACAGGCAGGGGAAGGCTCTCAGCATATTACTCGTACCACAAAATGGCGTTGCCAGCTTGATTTCTACGGACCTCATGCGGCAGATAACGCGCAGGCGCTGGCAACGCTTTTCCGGTCTGAATTTTCCGTACAGCTTTTCCGGCAGACCGGCGGGCTGATTTCCCCGCTGTATTGTTCAGATCCCCTTAACACCACGTTCATCAACGGCCAGCAGCAGTATGAACCGCGCCGGACGCTTGATATTCAGATGCAGATTAACCCTGTGGTCACAACACCCCTGATGTTTTTTGACAACGTGATCACCCGGACAACGGAGGCTGATAATGCCAATCCCACTCAGTAAAGATGTACAGATAAATCCCGGCGTGCTGGCTGTGGCGGGTAATGCCGTCGATCTTAATGGCCTGTTGCTGACCGGCAATCCACTACTCCCGGTTAGCAGTGTGGTTCCGTTTTCCTCCCCGGATGATGTGTCCGCGTATTTTGGTGCATTATCCGATGAGTACGCACGCGCTCAGATTTATTTTCAGGGCTTCAAAAATGCCACTAAGACGCCGGGACAATTGTTGTTTTCCCGTTTCAATCTTGCCGCATCGGCGGCCTGGTTACGAAGTGGTTCGTTTAAGGGCGTGACTATTGAACAGCTACAAAAACTTTCCGGTACGCTGACGCTGAGTATTAACGGGAAAAGCGCCAGCGCTGAGGTGAATTTTAACGGCGTAAACAGCTTCGCTGCTGCTGCAACGGCACTACAGACAGCGCTGACCGCGGCGGTGGCAACAGTGGTATTCGATACCACACAGAATGCTTTCGTCATTACTGCCGCCGGGGCGAAACCGGAGAGCACCACGATAACGTTCGGCAGTGGATCGGCAGCGGAATCTCTGAAGATGACCAGTAATACGGGCGCGGTGATATCTCAGGGCGCGCCTGTATCTGATGTACCTGACACGATGGCAGCCATTAAGGATGCTTCCCAGCAATGGGCGGGGTTTTCCACAGTATCTGAAGTCACTGATGAGCAACACCTGGCGTTTTCTGCCTGGGCAAACGGGCAGGGCAAGCGTTACTTTTATGTGGCATGGACAACCAGTGGTAAGGCCAAAGTAAAAGGGGATACCAGTCATATCGCTTACCAGATAATTACCGTCAATAACTACAGTGCTGTTGTACCGGTTTTCGCGTCTGATGGTAACCGGGCGGCTGCGGTACTGGGGTATGCGGCGTGCCTTGATTTTGTCCGACCGGAGGGGCGCGTGCCGTTCAAGTTCCGCGAGTATGAAGGTCTGGCCGCTGATGTTACCAGTGGCAGCGATTACGATGCGCTGATAGCCGCAGGTTACAACTTCTACGGAAAATATGCGGAAAACAGTGTGGTGGAAGATTACTGGGCGGATGGCACCATTACCGGCGATTTTAAATGGCTGGACAGCTTCTGCGGGCAAATCTGGCTGAATGCCAATTTGCAGGGAGCAGTGATCTCGTTATTCAAGTCAAACCAGACTATCCCCTACAACAATGAAGGGCGGGCGCTGGTTGCGGCATCAATGAGTGACGTTATCCAGCAGTACAAACGCTGGGGTGGTATCCGTGAGGGGGTGACACTGACGGAGGCGCAGAAGAAGCAGATCAACAATGTTGTGGGGGAGGATGTTTCTTCAACGTTGTTTGCCACCGGCTACTACCTGTATATCGGCGATATGCTTCCCTCTCTGCGGGCAACCCGTAGCAGCCCGTCCTGTACGCTCTGGTACTGTGACGGTGGCAGTATCCAGAAACTTGTTATTGCATCCACGGAGGTCCAGTAAATGTCAGGTAATAACAACACCATCACTGCGGCGGATGCCATTATCACGCTGACAGTGAATAACCTGTATCCCTCCGGCGTACAACTTCAGGGATTTGCAGCAGATAATGTTTATGGCACCGATCCGCTGGTACTGGCGGAAACCGTCCGCGGTATTGACGGTAAACTGTCTGCGGGATTTGTGTACAGTAACATTATCCAGACGTTTCATATCATGCCGGACTCACCCAGCCGGGATATTTTTGATACCTGGTCAACCACATCCCGGACCAGCCGGGCTGTATTCCGTTGTAATGCTGTCGTGCTGCTTCCGGCGATAGGCCGTAAATATACCTGCGTCAATGGCGTGCTTAAACAATGGAAAGCGCTGCCTGACGCGGCGCGTACATTGCAGGCGGGACAGGCGGTTATCGAGTGGGAAACTATCACTCCGGAGGTTTTTAACTGATGGCCCGTAAAGAGAAATTTATCACTATTGATGGTCAGGGGCGGGATAACGGCAAGGTATTTCACCTTACCGAAATGCCTGCCTCGCAGGCGGAATGGTGGGCGATGCGCGCCATTATGGCGATGGGGCGTGGCGGCGTGGATTTACCGGATGATGTTCGCAGCATGGGGATGGCTGCGCTGGCGCTGGAAGGGCTGAAAGCGTTGTCAAAAATCCCGCCGGAAGAGGCAAAGCCGCTGATGGATGAGATGCTGGATTGCGTACAGTTTGTTCCCGATCCGAAAAACCGTAGTGTACGGCGACCTCTTATTGAAGACGATATAGAGGAAATCACCACCAGGCTTGATCTGCGCGCGGAGGTATTCAGACTGCATGTGGATTTTTTCAGTCCCGCCGCCCGCTAGATATTCCCCCGCGTTATCTCGGCCCCGACCGACCGTTCGGGGTCGTGGATTACGTTAACGTTCCCCGCACCATTGCGACCGTTATTTCTTCCGGTAAGGCTTCAAAAGCCGAACTGGATTCCGTACTTGGCGTGCAGGACTTATGGGATTTACTGGAGATTATTCAGGTGGACGCCCATAACGAACGTGTGATGCAGGAGACACAGAATGGCAGCGGTACTTGATGAGCTGGTTCTGGCACTGGATATAGAAAGTAAGGACTTTACCGCCGGGGAGCAGGCTGTACACGCGGCACTGGACAGACTGACCGCCGCGATGGAGCGGGTGGCGGATGTTTTCGAACTGGGGCAGAAACAGGCCAGCGCTGCCCTGGCGAAAACAGGCCGTGATGCAGATAAAGCCGCGCACGAGACGGAAGCCGCTGGTGAGCGAACGGGTAAGGCTCTGAAGAAAACAGGCGCGGAAGCTGATAAAGCCGCGTCCGGTATGGAGCAGGCGGGAAAACGAACCGGGGATGCAATCGAAAAAACCGGCAAAAAGGCCGAAAAAACCGCTAAGAGAATGGAGGCAGCAGGCAAACGGGCATCAACGTTTTTTTCCGGCATACGTACTCAGATACTGGCGCTGGCAGGCGTCACCCTGACACTGGGGGGAATTAAAAGCCTGGTCACGGGTTTTGCCGGTGATCTTAACCGGCTGTCAATTTCCTCCGATGCCTTTGGCATGAAAGCGAAACATCTGGACGGCTGGATACGCGCAGGGCAGGCGAATGGTGCTGACGCTGGCGAGATCACCGGGGCGTTTTCCCGGATTACGGATGCAAAAGCCGCGTTCAAAGCCGGAAAGTCCTTTGATCCTGTGTTGCAGGATTTGTTTCAGGTTGCAGCCCGTACGGGTGTCAGTGTTGATTTAAATACCGACAGTACCGAAGTCATCATGCGCAAGCTGGCGTCCGCCTTTCCGCGACTCACAAAGTCAGAACAGACAGCCTACGGTAATGCGCTGGGGTTCAGTTATGCCGGGCAGCAGTTTCTTGGCTCAGGCCATGCTCTTCAGGATGTGGATGACTTTACATCCCGTTCGCAGGTCTCCGACGATAAAATCCGGAAAGCCCGCAAATTGCGGGAAGCCCTTGCAGAACTGGACCAGGTATGGACAACAATTGGTCTGACTATAGGTACGGCACTGATGCCGTATGCCACGGAATTCAGCAAATGGCTGGAGAAACTCGGTGACTGGATGCAGCAACATCCGGAGGAAGTGAACAAGTTTATCACCACATTTCTGAATAAAGTTGAGTCAGTGGCCTCCTGGGTGAATAAGGCTGCCGGAGAAATGGGGGGCTGGCAGAATGTCATTATTACGCTGATCGGGCTGAAAGTGGCGTCATGGGTACTGGGGCTGACTAAGGCCCTCAACGGTCCCGGCGGCCTTCTTTTTGCGATAACGGCGCTTTACCCGGTTGTTGACGGGTTAATGACATCCATCGTTGGCAGGAAGAATAAGGACTGGCTGGATTCGCATGGTTTTTTCTGGGCTTCAGACGGGACTTTCTTTTTCAATAAGAAAGAGATGGAGGAATACCAGGCAAAACTGGATGCCGGAGAAAAGCCTGGCAATATCACCCATGCACAATCACCTACAGTATGGCAGCAGGGAATGCTGGATACTCAGGCTTCTCTGGCAACCGGGAGGGGAGCAGCCTCAGGGGCATCCTGGCTACAGGGTATGCGTGCGACGCAGGAAAAACTCGGTAATGCCATGCAAAACCGCCCGCGTCCGACGAAGGCCGGGGAGGCCCTGTTAGGCTGGCTGCAACCGAAACTGTCCCAACTGGAGGCAAAATATAACCTGCCGACCGGACTGCTGCGCAGTGTTGCGATCACCGAATCCGGTGGTAATCAGTTTGCCGTCTCACGCGCTGGTGCGATGGGACTGTTTCAGTTCATGCCGCAGACGGCTAAGGAATTTGGTCTGAGGGGAAACGATGCCTTTGATCCTGCAAAATCCGCTGATGCCGCCGCGAGAAAACTTGGTGGCCTGCTGCGTTTTTTTCATGGCGATCTGGCTAAGGCTCTGGCGGCATACAACTGGGGTGAGGGAAATGTTCAGCGTAAGGGGCTGGCTGCTGCTCCGGAGGAGACCCGTAACTATATTCCCCGCGTTCTGGCGAATCTGCCCCATCCGGGGGCGGCAATGGCCGTACAGTCGCGTCATCCGGCGCCTGTATCTCAGTCCACCGTAACGGAAACCACGCATATCGGGACGCTGAATGTCACTACAACCTCGGACAATGTGAAGGGCATTGCCGATGATGCGCGTAGGCGTATCAGGAATTCGGCGCTTGTTTCAGTTTATTCCAGCGGGGTAACAGGATGAATTTCTCTTTGGATAATCCTTCCCTGAATAACTTTTCGCTCAATGAAAGTAACGTACTGAGTGCCGTTCGTGGCGGCGGTGTCCTGGGACTCATTAACAGTGTACTGGCACCGTCATTCGGTATTTATTACGCATGGAATGATCCGGCTGGTGTTCACCAGAAGGGCGGGAAACCTTTCTCCCCGGATTCTTTTGTTGTCGTTGAGGTGGGGGCGGAGGCTTCTGTTTCCACCGCCCCCGTCGAACAGGGGGCCTATACCACCTTTAATAAAATCCAGCGACCGCCGGAACTGCATGTGACTTTCACTGTAGAGGGGTGGACGGCGTTTTCCGGGGCCGTCCCGAACCTGACAAATTTTTCCACCACCTCGCGATCGAATGTGCTGGAAACGCTTGAAATGATGCGTACCACGGCAGGACTTTACGATATTGAGACGCCGGACAAGACATGGACATCCTACGACCTGGTGAAATACGACTACCGAACGCGAAGTAATAATGGTCCGACATTACTGACGGTCAGCGCAGTATTCCAGGCAGTAATGAATACAGGAGAGGTGTCAGTGGGAAGTACGGATAACCAGTCTCCCACCGACAACGATAAAGCAAAAGGGGCAGCATCGGTTAAAACGCAGCCAGTTACGGCGTCGGTAACACAACCGTCAGACGCTGACAGACGAAGCGTCACGAACAGGGGGATCACCTGATGCTGGAAATTGTTTTATCTCCCGTCAAAGCCCAGCAGTTTACGGTGACACTGGGTGCTCAGGTCTGCACCATTCGCCTGAATCAGCGGACTACGGGGATGTATATCGATATTACCGTTAACGGTGAACCGTGCCTGTATGGCGTGTTGTGCCTGAACAATAACCGGATTGTCCGGTACGGATACCTGCCGTTTCAGGGCGATCTGTTTTTTTCCGACACGGAGGGGAACCACGATCCCGACTGGCGGGGGCTTGGTTCACGGTACCGGCTCTACTGGCTGTCGCCTGAGGAGCTGAAATGAGTTATGTACAGCGTGACATCATCGTGGAGTTCACCCTGTCAGACGGGCGGACGTTCGACAAGGGTAAGGGCAATATTCTGACTGTTTCAGGGGCTAAATGTTTTGCCACTGTCACGGTATATGGCGGAACTGCCGGAACGCAGATAACCCTGTATATCTGGGGGTTGTCTCCGGCGCATATGGCCGACCTGAGTTATCGGGGCGTGTGGCGACCCGCTCAAAGTACGGCCAATAAAATGCGGGTACGGGCTGGTGGGCGGCTTATTTTCGAGGGAGATATTACCGATGCGTATGCGGACTACAACCAGGCGCCGGATATACCCCTTATTCTGACCGGGCAGGTTAGTTTCAACCTGCGTAATCAGACAGCGGCCGATTTCAGCGCGAAAGGTGATGTGCCGGTTGCAGATATCATCCGTGCGCTGGCGTCATCTGCCGGGCTGAAATTTGAAAATCAGGGCGTCAGTCGCAGCCTGTCGAATCCACACTTCTCCGGAAACCTTGTACAACAAATGCTGGATGCCGCTTCAGCCGCCGATATTAACATCGACCTGGGGGACGCGGAGAAAGTCACTATCTGGCCGAAGGACAAAGCCCTGGATATTCCGGCTGTGCATATTTCGCCGGACCACGGGCTTATCGGATATCCGGTCTATACCATGACCGGCCTCAGCGCCACCACGACATTCTGCCCCGATCTTTTCATCGGTCGGCGGGTCCATCTGGAATCGTCACTACCTAACGTGACTGGCGATTACCAGTTAACCGGAGTGATACACACCATTACCTCGCGAACCGTGGGCGGTCCGTGGAGCTCCAACTGTACCATGACAAGGCTTAACGATAATGGCACAACCACTCAGTAATCCGACGGACGTAAACAGTGAAATCAATGCGCAGGACTTTATGCTGCGGCAGTTTCTCGGGAAACACGTATTTATCACTCTGGGGCAGGTAGTGGCGGTGGAGGGGGAGTTTATTGATGTCCGACCGATGGTAATGGGCGTTGCAGCAGACGGTTCCCCGGTTGAACATGAGGTGATTTATAACCTTCCCGTATGGCGGCTACAGGGGGGCAGCAATGCGGTGATTATGCCGCCACATGTGGGCGATATTGGTTTCCTCGGCATCTGCGACCGGGATATCAGTGCGGTAAAAGCCACGCGTCAGGCCGCGATGCCGGGATCAAAACGCACTCATAACTACGCCGATGCCATCTGGCTTGGTGGTGTGCTTAACGGTGCGCCCGTACAGTTCGTGGAATTTGCTGACAACCAGATACGGGTTATTTCCCCCTGGAAAGTGGAGATTTCTGCGCCGGACGGCATCGTGAACGCCTCGAAAAGTTTCACTGTTAACTCTCCAAAAATCGCACTTAACGGGGATGCTGCCGTCAGCCAGAGGCTTAATGTTACCGGACAGTCTGAGCTTTCCGGTGGCGCGCAGATTGGCGGTATTGATTTTGGAAACCATGTTCACAGTGGTGTTAAGTCCGGCGGTTCGACCACGCAGGGACCGCAGTAAACAGGAGAAAATATGCAGTCACGATCGCTTCTTCTCGACACCGGGACATGGGACATCCTGCTTGATGATACCGGTAATCTTGCCATTACTGATAATCCCCATGCGGTAGCCCAGGATGTGGCGTGTGCGTGCAGTACCTTTCTGGGGGAGTGCTGGTACGACTCAACGTCCGGCATACCTTACTGGTCACGCATCCTCGGACACTGGCCCGGCACGCAACTGGTGAATGCCACCCTGCAACAGGAAGCACTTAAACTGCCGACCGTGAGCGCCGCAATTTGCCAGGTCACTGTTGATAAAGCCCGGACAGTAACGGGAGTGCTGCGTATTACAGATACCAATAACGACATTTTTACGGTTCTGCTATGAGTGAAAATAAATCTTTTTCTACCGCAGTACCCGCTGTACGTATTACGGACAGCGGGCTGAACGTGCCGGATGAAGCGGATATTCTGAGCGGCAGGCTCAGCGATTTTTCCGGTGCGCTGGGCGGCGCAATGAGTACCAGTCTGAGCAGTCCGCAGGGGCAGCTTGCATCAAGCGAAAGTGCCATTATCGCGGATAAAAACGATCAGTTGCTGTATATCGTTAACCAGGTAAACCCTGATTTTTCCAGTGGACGCTTTCAGGACGCAATCGGAAAGATTTATTTCCTTGAACGACGCGGGGCTACAGGTACGACAGTAACGGCAACCTGTACCGGGCTGGTTGGTACGCTGATTCCGGCGGGCAGTATGGCGCAGGATGAGGCCGGCTATAAGTACGTCAGTCTGTCAGACGCCACAATCGGCGCATCAGGGCAGGTTGATGTGGTATTCCTGAATTTGTCCACCGGGCCTGTCGGCTGTCCGGCGGGAACTCTGAATAAAATTTATAAGGCAATACCCGGCTGGTCAGGTGTCACTAACACCAGTGCAGGTGTACCGGGCAGCGACGAGGAAACCCGCGCGGACTTTGAAAATCGTCGGCGTAATTCAGTTGCCCGTAATGCCCGTAATATTCTGGAAGCCATCCGGGGTGAAATACTCTCTACGGTAGAAAACGTGGTGGATGTTTACGTCACCCATAATCCGAAAAAAACGGAACAAAAAGCCGGGGTTAGTCAGTATCCGTTAACACCCGGTTCGTTTTATGTTGGCGTGTACGGCGGCAGCCCGGCAGATATCGCGGCGGCCATCTGGCGTAAGGCTCCGCCGGGTATTGATATGAACGGCGACACAACGTTCACCGTTGCGGATAAGGAGTACGATCCGCCGTATCCTGAATACGCGATCACCTGGCAGACACTCAAACCTGTCAGTCTGCATGTCAGTGTGACGCTGAAAAAAAGTGACTATCTGCCCTCAGATATTACCCAACAGGTACAGCAATCTGTGTTGTCCGCGTTTAACGGTACAGATGGTGGTCTGCGGGCAAGGGTAGCCTCTGTTGTCTCCGCAGGGCGCTACTATGCCGGCGTTTACAAAACCGATCCGGAAAATATCGATATTCTGGGCCTTACTGTGAGTCGTGACGGTTCGTCATGGACAACTGCTGTCACTTTCGGGATAGATGAGATTCCGGTTCTGGATGTGTCGAATATCGGTGTGAAACTACAGGAGGCGTAACGTGCAGAATGTGGCTGCAACCGTGCTTGCACAGTATGCCGCCAGCCCCCGACTCAATGCCCTCATTAACAGCTTTAACGCAGCGCTTTCCCCCGACAGTTTTATCAATGATTTTTATGACCTTATCTGGAACATCGATACTGCAGAAAAGTACGGTCTTGATGTCTGGGGAAAGATTGTGGGCGTCAGTCGCCGGCTGACGGTAAAGGACGATTTTAATTACCTGGGTTTCAGCGAGGCCCGGATGGACAACCCGGTAATGGATGACCCGCGTCCGTTTAATCAGGCACCGTTTTACAGCGGAAAATCGGTTACCCGGACCGTTGACCTGTCTGATGAGATATACCGGCGGCTGATACTGATGAAAGCCATGTCGAATATTACTGACTGCTCTGTGCCGGATATTAACCGGATGCTGCGGTTTATGTTCGGAAAAAAACGCCGGGCTTATGTTCTGAATAATGGTGGACTGAGGATGAGTTACATCTTTGAGTTTGCTCTCTCGTCGGCAGAACTGGCGATTATCCAGTCGTCGGGCGCACTGCCGTCCCCGCCGGGTGTTTATGTCTCAGTGGTTTTAAAGGAGACCAGTAATGAAGCTTAACGATAAACCCCGTCAACTGGCAGTACCCTTTGCGAGTACCGGGGATAAAAATAATATCCCGGACAAGGCGACGCAGCAGACCAAAGAGAGCGGTAACGCGGCGTATGATTCGGGTTTTCCTCCGGTGACCATGACCCCGATTTCAGCGGGAGGTATACCGCCACACGGCAAGGATTTTAACGGTCTGATGCACGATATTACCGCAGCAATACGGTACGTCCAGGCTGGCGGTTTGTACACGTATAATGCCGATTTCGCCGGGGCCATTGGTGGATATGCAAAAGATGCCATTCTTGCCGGAGTCTCAACAACAGCGGTCTGGCTGAATACCATTGACGATAACCTGACCGATCCGGAAGGTACCGACAGCGCAGGATGGGTAAACCTGCTGGCAGATCCCCTGAAGCTGTTTCTGTGGCAGAAAAACAATCTGTCAGACCTTCAGAATAAAGGAACGGCACGGGATAACCTTCAGGTCTACAGTCAGGAGCAGACGGATATTAAATACCTCGCCAAAGACCAGAACGGTGGCGATATTCCGGAAAAGCCGCTGTTTGTACAAAATATCGGAGCGCTCCCTGCATCAGGTACGGCTGTCGCAGCGAACAGACTGGTATCACGTGGTGCGCTTCCGGCGCTGACTGGCACGACAAGAGGCAGTGATAGCGGCCTGATAATGGGAGAGGTTTACAACAACGGCTATCCAACGGAATACGGAAATATTTTGCGTCTGACCGGAACCGGTGACGGGGAAATCCTCATTGGCTGGAGCGGGGTTAACGGTGCTCCTGCGCCTGCATATATTCGCAGCCATCGGGATACCCCTGACGCTGAGTGGTCTGAATGGGCGATGTTCTATACCTCCCTGAATCCACCTCCAGTACCTCCGGATTTGAATCCTGTCGGGTCGGCGATAGCGTGGCCGTCTGACAATATCCCTGCCGGTTACACCATTATGCAGGGGCAGACGTTTGATACATCTGCTTACCCGTTACTGGCGCGGGCTTATCCGTCCGGTGTTATTCCGGATATGCGCGGCTGGACAATTAAAGGCAAGCCCGCCAGCGGGCGCGCAGTACTCTCTCAGGAGATGGATGGCAACAAATCACACACGCACACCGCACGGGCGCTCGATACCGACTTAGGGACAAAAACCACCTCATCCTTTGATTATGGTACGAAATCGACCAATACAACGGGCAACCATACTCACCAGTTCGGAGGCTATATCAACTCATACTGGGGGGATTCCAATCACACCTCATTTCAGCCTGGAAGTGGTGCGTGGACACAGGCCGCTGGCGACCATGCACATACTACCTGGATTGGTCCGCACGACCATACCGTATATATCGGCCCACATGGACACGCTGTCACGGTGGACGCAGACGGTAATGCGGAAACCACAGTTAAAAACATTGCATTTAACTACATAGTGAGGCTGGCATGATCAAACTTATCCTTTCGGCACCCGTGCCGGCAATGGCCGCGGCTTTTGAACTTTATTTTCAGAATACCGAAAATGTGGAAATTGTCCGCGGACCATTTGAAACCATACCGGAATTTGACTGCATGGTCAGTGCGGCCAACAGCTTTGGTCTTATGGATGGTGGTGTGGATGCCGCTATTACGGCATATTTCGGGCCGCAATTACAGGAACGGATACAGCAAAATATCATCCGTGAATATCTGGGAGAACAGCCCGTCGGCACCGCCTTTGTTATTGAAACGGGTAACAGTAAATATCCGTGGTTGGTTCACGCCCCGACGATGCGCGTTCCGCTGATAATCGACGGCACCGACGCGGTTTATAATGCAACACGTGCAGCGTTATTAGCGATATTTCAGCACAATAAAAGCGCCGGGGAAGACAGGAAAATTAAATCGGTAGTATTCCCTGCGATGGGGGCCGGGTGTGGTCAGGTATCCCCGGACAGTGTCGCCCGGCAAATGAAGCTGGCGTGGGATGGTTTTATTAACTGCGCCACGGAAATTAACTGGCAATACGCCAGCGCCCGCCAGAATGCGGTATTCAGTACCACGGCATACTGTCCGTCGCAGACGGTTTGCCCGAACGCCAGAACGGAATATATCGGTTTTGGTGATTACAGACCGTATTGCAAAAAATCAGGTAACGGCTGCATCAGTACCCGTCATCAGGTTGATGATATTTATATCGGCGCATACAGGCACGGCGTTTTCCCTGGTGACCATTCCCACACCCTCCACCTGAATACAGAATATTTATCCGGAGTAAAAAATGACGTTTAAAATGAGCGAACAGGCGCAGACGATTAAAGTTTATAATCTGCGTTCAGATACAAACGAATTTATTGGTGCAGGTGATGCATATATCCCGCCGCACACTGGATTACCGGCAAACTGTACGGATATCGCCCCTCCTGATATTCCCTCCAGTCATATTGCTGTTTTTGACGCTGAAACCCAAGCATGGAGCCTGCAGGAGGATCACCGCGGCGAGACGGTTTACGACACAACAACCGGCAATCAGATTTATATCTCCGATCCTGGCCCGCTACCTGAAAACGTCACATCAGTTTCACCTGATGGTGAATACCAGAAATGGGATGGCAAGGCGTGGGTAAAAGACGAAGCGGCTGAAAAAGCAGCGCAACTTCGTCAGGCGGAAGAAACCAAAAGCAGGCTCCTGCAAATGGCATCTGAAAAAATCGCGCCGTTACAGGATGCAGTGGATCTGGACGAAGCAACCGATAAAGAAAAAGCTTCTCTTCTGGCATGGAAAAAGTACCGGGTACAGGTAAACCGTGTTGACACCGCAAGCCCCACCTGGCCGGAAATACCATCATGATGAGTTTTGTGCGGGGTGGATGTCCGGTACACTGTTGTACTCATATTCACACTTAAAATATTCTTATCATTGTTATAAATAGTTTATATCAATAATTTTGCATGTTAATATTCCATATTCATTTAAACTCACAGGGTTTTTAAAAGAGGTATGACCACCATAACAATTGTTACTGCTTATTTCGATATAGGCAGAAGTCGATGGACATCGCAAAATGGGTTTGCTCCACGCATTGAGCGAACTACTGATGAATATATGACCTGGTTTTCCAATCTTGCTCAACTTGAAAATGATATGGTTATTTTTACTTCACCTGACCTCAAGTCCAGAATTGAGGAAATCCGGAGAGGAAAACCAACAACGATTGTTACATTAAATTTCAATAAAAAACTTCGTCATATCAGAAACCGGATTGCTTCTATACAGTCAGATGTAGCGTTTAAGCTCAGAACTCCCGTAGAGCAGCGGGGGAATCCAGAGTATCTGTCGGCTGATTATGTTTTACTCTGTAATCTGAAAACGTACTTTGTGAATCAGGCTATCCGTCAGGGGGTGATCAAAGACGATATGGTTGCCTGGATTGATTTTGGATATTGTAGAGATACTGATACCACGAATGGAATAAAAAAGTGGTCCTGGCACTTCAATAAGGAAAAGATGCATCTTTTTACGATCAGAAGAGGGCTTAAACTTGAAACACTGGAGTCAGTATTCAACTGTATGTCAGGTAACCATGTGTATATCATCGGTGGCGTTCTGGTCGGAACGCTGGAAAAGTGGCAAGAATTTTACCGACTGGTGTGGTGTTGCCAAAAGAAAGTGTTGAGAGAGAATATTGTGGATGATGATCAGGGTATATTTCTGATGTGTTATTATTACAGGCCTGACATGATAAAGTTAAACTATCTGGGTAAAAACAAGTGGTTTGACTTATTCAAGTGCAAGGGAAAGCGAACGATTCGCACCTTTTCTCACAGGATGAGAATATTATGTCTTCACAAATAAATATTTTAATTTATAGAAAAAGCCCGGCATGTAGATTACGACGGGCTTTCAAAAAAGTGAGAGCTTTATTTTTTACTCTGTATCTTTAAATAAGACGGGTTTTTCATTCGCTGCCTTCACTCTGTCGTTATTCATTTCACTATTAACAATGTTTTTATCAAGCGTATAACCAATGAGACGTGAAAGGATATACTTATTCATAAGACCACTCAGCCATCCATCCTTGTTTCTGAATTGTTCAATGAACGAACAATCAAATTTGTCATTGGTAGATTTATACAGAAAAGGTATGTACCATTGATCCTTACCTTTCATAAGTCCATGACCTTTATTAACCACCTCTCCATGATCTGATGTATACAGGAATATATAGTTGTTACTGTATTTTGCTACATTGTTGAACAATGAAGAAACAACTCTGTCTGTTTTATGAATAGTTAAATCGTATTCTTCAGCTCCGGGTAATGCTTTCTTATCTCCTGCATCGTAGTTATGATAAGGCTTATGGTTGCCGAGCAGGTGAACTATTATAAATTTTTTGGGGGCAGACGAGTCTTCCAGCGCGTCAGTCAGCATTGGTACCAGGTGTTCATCGTGCCCATTCGTCAGCCTGATAACGTCGCTTTTCCTTGCAATAAACCCATATTTTGAACTGAATAATCCCTCAAGTTCCTGAGAACCAATCCACCAGGTTTTATATCCGTTAGCTTTTGCCATTTCTATAATGGATTTATTCTTGAAGAGGTTGGTATCACTTTCTGGCGTACTGAATGAGAATGTCATTGCAAGAGAATCCCTTGTTTCAGGAGCACTTGAATGAACGTTTCTGACAATGCATGATTTGGGTTGTGTGAATATTTTTTGTAAGTCCGGACTTGTCAGCTTAGGATACCCGTAAATGCTATACCTTGAAAATAGCGAAGATTCTCCCATTACAATAACAATGGTATTATTACCGCTTTCTGCTTTACCTGTTATAGACTCGTTGAAGTCTGGTATTATTGATGTATCCGAGTAACGGTCATTTAATATCATTGTGCTGGCGAAATATGCCACGTCGCCTATAACAGCGGGGAAGTAGCTTTTAATTAATTTGCCTATTGTTGAGCGCGATTCGTTCATGCTCATTTTGATATCGTTTATTTGTGGCCACACATCATTTACGATCATGAGTGCTGTTAATAAATACAGAAAAATCGCCAGTCCGGGAATCCACTTGAAGTTATCCTGATTTTTATAAAGTTTAATTATTCCATAACTAATCGCTAAGGTTAATATAATTGCTATTCCAATAATTTTTACCCCATCACTTAAAAACATTCCTTTCGCTTCGATAAGGTTTGTTTCCACAACGGAACTGATAACGTCAAAAGATATCTGTTCATTGAAAACGATGAAGTATGAAATTTCCGATGAAAGTAAAAATATGAGAAAGTAACCACTAATACGTGGTACCAGATTTTTACATCTCAATAAATAAAAAGAAATTAATAAAAAAGACAAAGTAGAAAGAAATGGGATAGATGAGTCTCTCGCGAAAACAACTTTATTAACACCATATGAGACTATTATTAAACCTATGATAATTATTAAGCTGTGTTGTCTCTGTTTCACTTTGTTATTCCATTATAAGTGTTAAAAAATATCTGAAAGAAATTTGGGCACAGTAAACATGATAAAATTAAGCTATACTTAATTTAATGTTAGGATTACTGATGGTAAACATTATATTTGTCATAAAATTATTCAATGTATTACATTGTGTTTCTTAACAAGAGGGTGATCCTTCTTGCAAGTCATTCGGGAATGTAACCTAACCTGTTGATCTCTATGTGGTGTATTTTAATGTTAGGTGGTGTTTAGTAGACTTTTTTAATCATAACTGTCGTTACTACCTGGCTGTACGTGACGGCGGTTTGGTCGGGGAGTTACGAGAAATTTAAGGGCATAAGATAAATAAAATGGCTGTTTGCGGCATCTGGTGAACTTGTAAAAATCCCATAGTTGGTTAAGAAAGAAATCGTTATTCGTTAAAAAAATGTTATTACTCATGCGGTCAGGAGAGCTAACAATAAGAAGAAAACTAGCCCGAAATCTGCCCGAATTAAAACGGAAAAAGTGATAACTAATTGAATCTATTAGAACGCAACGGAACGTATTTCAGACGATAAAAGAGTGGTTTTTTTGTTTAACTCTATGAATTTAAAATGTAATTTTTGTTTTTTGCGAGAACAGGAATCGTATTCGGTCTCTTTTTATTTTGATTATAAATAAGCTACTTACAATTAACGATCCGAAATTTTCCGAATTTCGGTATTCCGGTCTTTTTGGTTATATCACAATCAAATTAAATTTAACATTTATTTCACAACAAAAATTGGAGTATTAGAGCATCATATAAGCTTTATCATCACGCTCATCGAGATAGAGTTTCGTGGTGTTCGCTGATGTGTGGCCCAGGAGTTTTTGGGCGAACACCTCGCCGTGCTCGTTTTTGTACAGCCGCCCGGCCAGACTTCGGATCTCGTGAAATGTCGGTGGATTATTGCTGAAGTTAACGCCGGAGGCTTTTCTTGCTTTTACAAATGTCTTTGTCAGCCCATCCGGGTGAATATTCCCGGTCGGGCTATTTTTCCTGATTCCTGCACTGATCATGAAATCAGTTCTGCTTACCAGCCGGCAGCGATCGATAACCGTTCCCAGACGTAACCCTGGTGCCTCAAGGGTCAGGGATAGGGGAATGGCTATTTTCATTCCGGTTTTAATCTGAGTTACGTATAAGCGGTTGTCAACAACATCACTAAATTTCATATTTACGATATCCTCCCTACGTTGACCAGTAACCAGCGCGAGATCCATCGCAAGAGGAAACCACACAGGCAGATGTTCTGCCGCCGTCCTCGTGGCGTTATATGTTTCCAGTTGCAGGCGTTCCCTGGCAACCTTAATCTCTGGTATCCGGGTTGCTTCCACCGGGTTTTTCACAATATGCCCTTCGACAATAGCCTCTCTGAACATGTCAGATAGAACTGATCTCATTGCTCCCGCCATAGTCTTTTTTCCCTCGGTTATCCACGACTCAAGAAATTTGGCAATGTGCCGGGTTGTTGCTTCTGCCAGTATTATTTCTCCCATTTTTTCGCGTACGGTCGCTAATTGATTACTGCGAATCTTGTAGGTATTAACCGACAGATTCCGGCGCTGTAATAAAACCTCATAGCGATCAATCCATGCGGACACAGTGAATGAGTCCGTTCCTTTTAGTTTTTCAATAAGCGCCACTGGCGTGTGGTTTTGCGCTATGAAGTTGTTTGCCTCTATGGCCTGTGTGATTGCGTCCCTGCGGGCGATCTGACCGAGCGGAAATTCCTTGTCAGTTACCGGGTTACGCCAGAAAAAAGATTTACTGGCCTTACGGTAGGTGAGGTACCTCGGAAGGTTAGCATCGTACTTTTTTCGACTCACTGATCAACTTCTCCAGCAATGCACTCGGTTAACGCCATCACACTCTGGTACATAAATTCGATTTTCCGGCCTTCTTCTGCCGTAAGCACGGTTATTCCTGTCCGGGCGCACTCTTCCAGAAAGGTTTTCTCTTCTTCTTTTCCTGCACTGGTACGGCGGTTAAACTCCGGTGCGATGATGAAGCGTTTACTGAATTCCTCTGGTTCCAGTACCCGGCAGTGAAAAGCCGTTCCTGTATCAAGAGACTTTGTTTTCTCCGTGTCCACGGGGGCATTTTTGCGCCAAAGATAAATTGCTGGTGTATCTACGATATCATCAAGCTGTGATTTACTGACCCCCTGGCCAGCGTGATACGCCTCGTTAGGGATGTCATAGTAAATGCCTGGCTGTATATCATCAGGGACAGTGAAATTTCCGTTTTCTACGGGATCTGCCGCTTCGCCAGCTTCATCACCGCCAGTACCTGATCCACCGTCCGTTGTAATTTCCTGCCCTGTATCGCCAGCCGTTTCCTGCTGGTTGCTCTCTTTCGGCGTTTCTCCATCTCTTTCTGTTCTGGCTTCCGTTTTTTCGGTCTGGTTTGAGGGGGGCGGGAATAGCGCTGATACATCGAAAGTCCCGTCCGCGTTTCTGGTGACAGCCTCCGGCTCTGCTGCTGGTTGTTTTTCCTCCGGCACCACATCTTCTTTTTCACCCTGATTTGAGGCGCTGTAATTGTTATGAACCCACCTCGGATCGTTCGGGTCGCTGATGTCTTCGACATATTCACCGCGCGCGGCTGCCAGTTGTTTACCAACATCAACCGGGTTTTTGGGTGGAATGTTTTTACGTGCTTCGTGCAGTTCTGCCCGTATTTTCTGGTAGCCTGCTTCTGTCTGGCTTACAGGTGGTTCATTCTCCAGCGGCTGTGGGTCCGGATGATGTTCAGTTGTGTCCTGTTCCACTGCTTCAGGCGTTGCTGGTTCATCTGCCAGTTCGCCTGTCGGTTGCTGTTTTTCTTCATCACACTGAAATCTCCCTGCCTCAATATCCCGCAGACATTTGCCCGCCTGACTAAGCCTTGCTGCATTTTCTTCATGGGTTGTTGGGGTGTTATCAGGCACATATTCGTACCAGTTCGGATCGCGAACGCCATGAACGGCAAGAAAGCTTTCGCACCACGTTCGGCGAAGATCAGGATTACCGGGCTGGAGAATTACACCAGATGTGGCGTTGCACTGAAACTGGATCTAGTGGCGAATCCAGGACAGCTTGAGCTAGAACGTCATGCCGCCCGATCCGCAGCGTGGCTTTTTGTGACTAAAGGGTGTCTGAAATATTCCGGCGACCTGGTACGTGTTACGCAGATCATCAACGGAGGGTAGAACGGCATCGGTGATCGGCGGGAGCGCTTTGAGAAAGCAAAATCGGTGCTGGTATGAATCTGTTATCTGCTCTTCTGAAAAGATACTGGTTGCAGCTGGTGTTTATTTTGCTGATGGCTGGTGCGTTTATCGCCGGTAATGTCTGGAGTGACAGGGGCTGGCAAAAAAAATGGGCAGATCGCGACAGCGCTGAATCCTCTCAGGAAGTCAACGCCCAGACCGCCGCCCGTATTATTGAACAGGGCCGCGTTATTGCCCGTGATGAGGCTGTGAAAGATGCACAAGCGCAAGCCGCTAAATCTGCTGCCACTGCTGCTGGCCTGTCTGCCACTGTTAGCCAGCTGCGTACCGAAGCAAAAAAACTTGCCACCCGCCTGGACGCCGCAAAGCACACCGCAAATCTTGCCGCTGCCGTCAGAAGCAAAACAACCAACGCCGACGCCAGAATGCTTGCCAACATGCTCGGAGATATTGCAGAAGAAGCTAAACATTATGCTGGAATCGCTGACGAGCGCTACCGGGCAGGAATGACGTGTGAACGAGTATATGATTCGGTGAGAGAGTCAAATAATTACAGGAGGCATTGAAACTCCCCCTGTAATATTGCTGTAAAAAAGTGACTACATATCATCAGATGGAACCAGATGAATAAGAACAGGTTTTTCACCAGATGAAACTGATAAGTACTCACTCAGTTTTGATATGGCTGAAATCTGTCTGAATAACCTGTCGGGGTGCTGGAATAACAACTTTCCGGAAATTCTTCTGCAATGGATTTTACTTTTAGTGACCATTCGCCTCCTTATCTGTAGAGGTGGGTAACGAATTTAAAAAGCATTCTGCTTACTTAGGGGGAACATCCTGATGACTGCCTGCAATATTGCAAATTCCATTTTCATTGTATGAACCACCTGAATCAAGGCACTCATCTTCCATCAGGAATTTCTGCGACCACATACCTGCATAAAAAACGATAATAATGGCTACGATAATAGTGATGATATTTTTCATTTATGTTCTCTGTGTGTTGTTATTGAAAATGATAATCAATATCGCAAAATGAAATAAATAATCATTAAGTGGTAGTTGTTGATAATTGTTCGCATTTTAAAAAGGTACTCCCGGCGGGGCGGCCTGCCACGGGGCGGCAGCGGCGCGGGATTTGGCGCATTTTTGATTTTTCATGCATCATCATCATGTTGTAACTCTCTGTTTTAATGTAATTTATTTTTAAAAGATGATGGTTTGTATGTTTTTTGTTCATTATATTTTGTTTTTCCGGGGGAGGGCGCGCTAAGAAACAGCCCCAGAGGTAAAAATGGACGGCGAACTGAAGAACCACAAATGCAATATCTGTCAGCTTGCCGCTATTACAGGGTTACATCGACAGACGGTTGTCAGTCGCCTCTCGGGCGTTCCCCTGGCACCGGGAAGCAATGAAAAAAACAAGCTGTATCTCCTGACGGATGTGATCCGCGTACTGATGGAAACGCCCGTTTCCCAGGCTGCTGAACATCAGGACCCGAATAAAATGACTCCAAAAGAGCGTAAGAACTGGTTTGACTCCGAAAAGGGGCGTTTCTGGCTGGAAAAAGAGATGAAGCAGGTCGTCCCGTTGCCGGAAGTCCGTCAACAAATGGCGGCGATAGTCAAGGCCATTACGCAGGTACTTGAAGTCTGGTCGGATAAACTGGAAAGGGATAAGGGATGGTCTGCGGATCAGCTAAACGAGGCCCAGGATGTGGTGGATGAGGCCAGAATACTGTTAGTTAAGGCAATACAGGAGACCGCAGACGATGACGGGGAATAAATATGGCTCCGCAGCGGCAGTACGCCGGGAGGTTGCTGAATATCTCAGGCCTCCACGCAGAATGCCGGTAGCGGAAGGAATAAAACAATTTATGTTTGTTCCCCGCGGTGCCAATACGGCGGTTCCTTGGGATGACACGTTAGCGTCTCAGTCCTTCCCGAAATGACAACAAAGTCCACGATAAAATGTTTCGTGATGGTTCATTCCTGCAAATTGGCTGGCCGTCCATAACCGTTTTTTCTTCGTCGGATTACAAGCGGGTGGCGCTGACCGACTATGACCGTTTCCCTGAAGATATCGATGGCGAGGGAGATGGTTTTTCCCTGGCATCCAAACGTACCACCACCTTTATGTCTGCGGGGATGACACCGGCAGAGAGTTCGCCTGGTCGGGAAATCACCGATGTGAAATGGCGGCGTTCTTCGCCGCACGAGGCCCCACCCACGACAGGCATTCTTTCTCTTTATAACCGGGGCGATCGCCGTCGGTGGTACTGGCCCTGTCCACACTGCGGCGACTGGTTCCAGTCCGCGATGGAAAACATGGTGGGGTATGGGTGAGGCACAGACCAAAGCCCCGCTGGACAGTCCGGCACTGACCGGTACGCCAACGGCACCAATGCCGGAAACCACAGCTGCAGGTATTGAAATTGCCACGGCAGCGTTTGTGGCTGCGAAAGTGGCGCAGTTGGTTGGTTCTGCGCCGGAAGCGCTGGACACCCTGCAGGAACTGGCTGACGCGTTGGGAAACGATCCGAACTTTGCCATCACGGTACTGAATAAACTGGCGGGCAAGCAGCCGCTGGACGAAACCCTGACGGCGCTGTCAGGAAAAAGCGCTGATGGTTTTATCGAATACGTTGGTTTACGGGAAACGATAAATCACGCCGCCGATGCGTTACATAAATCACAGAACGGTGGCGATATTCCGGAAAAGCCGCTGTTTGTACAAAATATCGGAGCGCTCCCTGCATCAGGTACGGCTGTTGCAGCGAACAGACTGGCATCACGCGGCGGGCTTCCGGCACTGACTGGTACGACAAGAGGCAGTGATAGCGGCCTGATAATGGGCGAGGTTTACAATAACGGTTACCCAACGCAATACGGGAATATTTTGCGTCTGACCGGAACCGGTGATGGAGAGTATTAATCGGATGGAGTGGGGTTAATGGTGCTCCTGCACCTGCATATATTCGCAGCCATCGAGATACCGCCGACGCTGAGTGGTCAGAATGGGCGATGTTCTACACCTCACTAAATCCGCCACCGGATTCGTATCCAGTAGGTGCGGCGATAGCATGGCCGTCTGATGCTACTCCGGCAGGTTACGCTCTGATGCAGGGGCAATCGTTTGATAAATCTGCTTACCCGTTACTGGCTATAGCGTATCCGTCCGGCATTATCCCTGACATGTGAGGCTGGACAATCAAAGGTAAACCCGCCAGTGGGCGAGCTGTACTTTCTCAGGAGATGGACGGCAACAAATCGCACTCGTACACCGCGCGGGCGCAGGATATCGACTTAGGGACAAAAACTACCTCATCCTTTGATTACGGCACGAAATCGACCAATACCACGGGCAATCATACTAACCAGTTCGGCGGTTATATCAACTCATACTGGGGAGATTCCAATCACACTTCATTTCAGCTAGGAGGTGGTGCGTGGACACAGGCCGCTGGCGACCATGCGCATACAGTTTATATCGGAGGACACGAGCACACCATGTATATCGGTCCACACGGACACGTCGTTATTGTGGTCGCAGACGGTAATGCGGAAACCTTTGGTCTTATGGACGGCGGTGTGGATGCTGCTATTACGGCATATTTCGGGTCGCAATTACAGGAACGGGTACAGCAAAATATCATCCGTGAATACCTGGGGGAACAGCCCGTCGGCACCGCCTTTGTTATTGAAACGGGTAACAGTAAACATCCGTGGCTGGTTCACGCCCCGACGATGCGCGTTCCGCTGATTATTGACGGCACCGACGCGGTTTATAATGCAACACGGGCTGCGTTACTGGCAATTTTTCAGCACAATAAAAGCGCCGGAGAAGACCGGAAAATTACATCTGTTGCATTACCTGCAATGGGGGCCGGATGTAGTCAGGTCCCCCCGGACAGCGTCGCCCGGCAAATTGTACTGATATAGCCCCTCCTGATATTCCCTCCAGTCATATTGCTGTTTTTGACGCTGAAACCCAAACGTGGAGTCTGCAGGAGGATCACCGCGGCGAGACGGTTTACGACACAACAACCGGCAATCAGGTTTATATCTCCGATCTTGGTCCGCTACCTGAAAACGTCACATCAGTTTCACCAGGTGGTGGATACAAAAAATGGGATAGTAAGGCTCAGGTCTGGATGAATGATGAAGCTGCGGAGGCCGCAGCCAGACTTCGTGAAGCTGAAGGAACGAAAAACAGACTCCTGCAAATAGCGTCTGAAAAAATCGCGCCGTTACAGGATGCAGTGGATCTGGACGAAGCAACCAATAAAGAAAAAGCTTCTCTTCTGGCATGGAGAAAGTACCGGGTACAGGTAAACCGTGTTGATACTTTAAAGCCTGTCTGGCCGGAGAAACCAGCCAGTAGTTTATAA